ACCCGTTCATAAGCATTATCAGATTTGAATTGTCTTTTAGTCCAATTAGTTATTACAATATATCCTTCTTGGGATATAGTAATCAAACCCACCTTTTGAAACGTTTCAATCGCGCGTGAAAAAAGATTGAAACGCTGGTGAAAGTGAAGTGAAAGTAATGTGAAAGTGATTTGAAGTTCACCTGAAAGTGAGTTGACTTCGGAAGCGTAAGCCAAAAGATATGTCCAAATCCGGTATTCATAATCTGATAATTGGAGCATTTTAACATCGTTCACGGTATCAGTCCAAAACCTAAACCATTTCATAGCGACAACCCTTCACCAACAAAAAAGACCCGCGTCAGATTGCAACGATAGAGGATGAGTCTATCATCTGGGCGGGCCTTAATTGTTGGTTTTTGGTTAATCACACTCAGCCTCATTTATCGTTGCAGATCCACAATACTCCCTTTAATGGCATTGTCAAGGGGAATCTTCACAATGGACATTTCTTGCCATTACGATAAAAGTAGCAATTATTTCCATCGCATTCACAGCCCCAGATCCCGTGTACCTGCATGCGGTGAATGACCCACCCTTTCTCCGCAGGCGACCATTCAGGAGGTCTGGTCGGCTTCGGCGCTGGCTGGAGCAGCATCCACATCAGGCCGCAGTAGATCGCCACCAGGAGGATGATGGCGCCGAGGAGAGCAAGGTAGCGGCGAGTCATAGGGCCTCGCCGTCCACTCTGCAATATTGCCCGATCACTTCCTTGAGGCATTGCTGGCACAAGTCACACTCGACTTTGGATTCATCGCCGAAGACCGATCCGTATCCCCCCGTAAAGCGTACATGGTGCATTTCTTGAATTTCCGTGTAATCATCGGTGTGTATAACTTTTTTGCATTTGTCGCAAGTGACGGAAATTACATGATCCTCTTGTCTTTTCACCTTGCGCGATATAGTGTTTATCATATTCTCTCCGCTATCTCCTTCATTTTTTCATCGACATCACACCTGTCGATTTTCAGCAGGGATGCAAACTTTCCACGGGAGATCAGGCCGTGGGATAGGCAAAGCCGTGCTAAGTGTTCAATATCCGCCCTAAGCTTGTCGATTTCATCATAAAGTGCATTCATATTCCCGTCTCCTTAACGATTTCCCCGTCCGTCTCGCGCTGTGCTTTATATGCATAAGTTATGCATATGCTAAGGGCACTCCACATATCCTTATGGACGCCCTTACAGGCATCCTTTTCAAGCATATCCATCAATGCCTGCCGGATATTGCCGTCTTTTGCCCTCATATTGCCGCACAGGAACATTTTGACCTCCCGGCGGTAGAGGAGGCGGACCGGATACTGACAAGCCTGCCAGAAACGTCCTATCCAAATGCAGGTGGCGAAGACCTCTTTGCCGACAGGCATCCCGAAACTGGCGATGCCCTCAATCACCATGACATCCATATTTGATCCCAGTTTGTAATAATTGATGATATAATGAAGCATGTCTTCGTTAGGCAGGATTCCCTTGTCGATGATGCGCTTCTGGTCCGCGTCCCAATAGACGAAAGCCGATTGGACCGTGCCCGGATCAATCCCGAGGATATATCTTTTCATTGCCCTTCCCTCCCCTTTTCCATAACGACCCATCTTCCCGCCAAAATATGAGATTGCGATACCGCATATTGCCGTTGCATTTATGGCCAACGGGTGCCCCTCGTGGTTCGCTTGGACTTTTCTGGTTCTTAGCAATGCCAGAGGCGTGAGGGGCAGGTTTGGGTTTAATTTTGGCCGTTAACTCTATTTTACATCCGGCACGGCGCACACCAGACAACCGCTTTCGCGGTTCCTTTTGGTTATCAAAAATGTCTCCCATTAAGGAGGGAAGAGGGTTCTTTTGATACCCAACATTCCAAGGAGTTGAAGGGACACGATTATTCATTCATCCCCTCTCACGCTGCGCCGGACCTTGTGAACGGCGTCGTAGAAACTTTCAGAGTCACTGGAAAACCCGCAATTAACGCATGTCCCTAAATGGGGAGCTGGTCGTCCGTATATTACTCCTCCAAAAACCAAAAAGCCGCCGCACTTGGGACATTTCTTTGTTGGTGGTTTAGTATGGCGTGATTTCATGACCCATAACTTAAGCAATAACTATGCCATTGCGCAAACGGCGAATATCATTGAAACGCATGTTTTATGGTCTATGGTATTGTGGCATAAAGTGTGGTATTTTTCCCCAGAAAACGGGTAATAATTCCCCACATAGTGATCGGCTTGCAACACGAAAAATTCATAAGCATTTGATTATATTGATTGCCAACAAATCACTCAACCTGGCACACTGATTGCAGGATAAAACGGAAAATGGGCGATTCGTTGCCTGGAGCAAGTCAGGACAAGCAGATGTTTAGAGCATCACCAGCGGTCGCCCAGATTAGGAGAGGAGGGCTCGCGTCGAATCTTTGTTCTTTGAGGTTGAAGCGGAAGTACCTGTGAACGGGGAGGGCGGAGTAGTAGCCGCCTTCCCCACTTAAAGGAGGCTGGGATGAGGGAAATTAAGTTCAAGGCGTGGGATAAAATACAAAAGAAAATCTTATCTGTTACACAGATTGTCTTTACTGAATGGGGGAAAAGGGCGGGGGTGCAAGTTAATGATGATGGGTTCAGATGGATAGATTGGGATGATGCGGTTCTCATGCAGTTCACCGGCCTTTTGGACAAGAACGGAAAGGAGATTTACGAGGGGGATATTGTCCGTGTTCAAAGCCAATACGAAACGGACGAGCCGGTAGATTCTGCTCCCAACACCGTCTATTTTAAGGATGGGGCGTTCCGGTGCGGATTCTATAACATGATTCTCGGTGAAAATGTCTGCACAGGAAAAGCGGGGAATTGGAACATGGAGGTCATCGGCAATATCTACGAGAACTTGGAACTGGTGGAGGCAAAATGAGGAATTTTCAAAAATGCGATGACCGGGATATTGCATACAGCAGGGCCAGGAATCTCCTGATCCCGGAGGCGGAACGATACGCCAACAAGGCGCATAGAGTGCGCTTCCCCGGCGGCCACGAGGCGGCAAGGGCGGCGTGGTTTGCAAAATGGAGTCGCGCTTTTCACTCTAAAATGACGCAACTGGCAAAGGAGAGAGGGCTATGAATCCAGAATTCAGCGAAGCAATCTTAGTTTGCGGAGTGATCCTGATCGGCATCGGCGGCGGTATCCTGCTCCTCCACGGGCTCGGCCTGTTGTGCCAGTGGATCAGGGACTGTTTTGGCAACACGGGGATGATCGGCAGGACGGTGAGGAGGGGGTGAAAAATGTTTCCTGAATGGTATTACTACTTAATGGCTTCGATTGGAATTTCAATCGCCTTGTGGCTCATTTTCCATAGTGACGCGCATACCGACAGGCGGAAGCATTGGAAGGACAGACGGCAAAAGAAATCAAGAAGGCGGTGAGGAAATATGAAGAATCCGTTGGAAATAATGAAGGAAAATGCTCCTGACATCTGGAGGCGATATGAGGAAAACCGCCTGTTGAATTGCATGTATGGGAGAGAAATAAAATGAGAACGCGACGGAGTCCGAAAAATCAGGACCGGCTATGGCGGGAACTCGGCAAGGAGAAAGCCCCCATGATCCCTTGTGAATGGAAAGAGGATGACGAGGGAACATGGTTTACATCCTGCGACAATGCCTTCGTTTTCACCGACAGCGGACCCACAGAAAATGGAATGAAATTCTGCTGCTACTGCGGGAAGCCGCTGAAAGAAGTTCCATACGAGGAGGGGAAATAATCATGAACGTCATGTCAAAAGATGAGCTCTGGAGATGTTATCAGAACCTGCAAAAGGGTCCGAGTCGTAAGAATAAAGGAGACGAATTTACTCAAGGGATTGCTTATTGTATCGCAACGCTCTTTCTTCTGGGATCTGACGGGCCAGAATTACTAATAAGTGAATCTGGATTAAAATGGGATGATCTTATAGCGGCAAAAGTAGATCAGTACGATCTTGCCATCCTGGAAAACTACAGAGAATTTTTCGATTTATGACAGAGGATAGGAAAGGAGGTGGATGCATGAAATTCAGACCATCCAACGGTGCCGAAGGGGATATATTCATGGAACGAAATTGCTTCCAATGCGTGAAGGATGATCCACAAAAGGACCTCTTCTGCCCCTTGATTGCAGCGTCATTTAAGTATGAAAAAGACGATCCTCACTACCCCTTAGAATGGCAGGGTGAATTTGCCGATCCCCGGACCTGGATATGTACTGCAAAGGTAGCACCGTGAGCGAAGAGATTGACAAGCTGATCGAAGATATCAAGGGGATTGTCGCAGTCCTCGACCCAGAAGGCTACAAATGGGCCGAGGCAACAAAGAAAGAGAGGGAAAAGAGAGATGAGGGACAACATCAACATCACGATTCATGAAAACGATCCATTGTTGATCGAAGTCATGAGCGTCTTTGACCCTGCGGTTTTCACACCAGTTGAAGCGGACATGACTAACCGCGTGGCGGCAAGGGAGATCGTACTCGGTAACATTACCGTGAGGATTTACGAAGTGGCTGAGAAAATTAAGGAGGCGGCGGCATGAGTTTATGGCTATTGAGGTTCAGATATATCGCCCCTTATGATTATCATACACCGTATCTGCACATCCCCCTTGAGGGAACGAGAGTGGAGGGCGAGACGAAAGAAGAGGCATGGCAGAACTTTCTCAAAGGGGCTACACACCCGGATTATCTCAGACTAGAGGAGGCAATGGAAGTATGAGTATATTCAAAAAGGCAAGCAACACGATGGCCTTTGCCAAGGTGGGGATTCTCGGATTCGCTGGATCGGGAAAGACGAGGACAGCGACGGAAATAGCGGTCGGATTGCATAAGGCAATAAAATCCATAAAACCTATTGGCTTCATCGACACGGAAACGGGGTCGGACTTTGTTCTGCCAATATTCCAAAAACATGGCATCGAAATGATGGTATCTAAAACGAGGGCTTTTCGTGACTTAGCCGAAGGGTTACGGGAAGGACCGGGAATCTTTGACATCCTTATAATCGACAGCGTTTCCCATTTTTGGGTTGATATCGTGGAATCCTACCGGAAGAAAAAGAATGTAAACCGCCTGTCCTTTCAGGACTGGGGAATACTCAAACCAATGTGGAGCGGTGATTTTGCTACACCTTTCGTTACGTCGGCCCTGCACATCATAGTCTGTGGTCGTGCCGGTTTTGAGTATGATTATTTTGAAGGCGACGACGGCAAGATGGAACTTTACAAGACCGGAACCAAAATGAAAGCAGAAGGGGAGTTTGGATTTGAACCTTCCCTTCTGATAGAGATGGAACGGATCAAAAACCCGGAGGCAAACGAAAGTTACCGGGAAGCTAAAACAAAAGACGCGAAGATGAAGGCCGCAAAGCAGATGATGGCTGAACGTGAATTTGTCCGTATGGCGACCGTCCTGAAGGACCGTTCCGACATCATGGATGGTAAGGTTTTCTATAACCCGTCCTATGCCGACTTCGCCCCCCATTGGGAATCCATCAACATCGGCGGGGAGCATAAACCTCTTGAGTCGGGGGACAGCCAGGGACTTTTCGACAGCGAGGGACGACCCGATTGGGTTATAGCCAAAAAACGCGCCACGATTGCGCTGGAGGAACTTAAAGCGGAAGTGGATAAGGTGTACCCATCATCCTCTGCAAAAGAGAAGCAGGCCCGAATCAAGGTCATGGAGAAGGTGTTTGGAACATCATCGTCAACAAAGATCGAAGGGATGTCTTTTGGCGTACTCGAACAGGGATTGCGTCGGGTGAAGACATTGTTGGGCGTGCCGGAAAATACGATTGACAACGTAGCGGCGGGGATCATCCTTGAACCGCCGGATGAGGACGTTCCGTTGAATATAGGAAAATCAGAGGCGCATGAAAGCAATCCAGAAGCATAGAGGAATAAATGAAACTACTTGTTGAATTTGATATTGAAATCGAGGGCGACGGACTTACGGAAAAAGACGTAATGGATAATTTCAACGATTGGTTTGAACCGGCAAAATGGCAGATAGCTCCAGACGAGCATGAGGATGACTGTTTGGTATGGATACGCGGGTGGGAAATAAAATCCTGAAGCATAGAGGCCCACTGGTCAAATGCCCTCATTTCACGCACAAGGGGGATATGGTTTTCGCCTCGTTTTGCAAAAAGTGCAAGGATTTTAAGGATTGCCCGGTATGGGAGAAGAAAGCAAAGGGCGGTAACGAGTGATCTGACCTGTGCAGGGCTCTGGCTCATAATCACTGTGATCCTGCGCCGCCCGATCTTAAAATAAAACTTGACAATAGTAATATGACTATGATAAGGAGAGATCATGAAAATCAAGATACTAAAATTAACTTGTCGGAGGTGTCAACATGAATGGTCTCCCCGGAAGCCAAAAATCAATGTATGTCCAAAATGCCATAGCCCCTACTGGAATCGGGACAGGATTCAGAGAAATATCCCTATCGCAAGGAAAGGTAGCGATAGTAGATGCTGATGATTACAATTTATTATCCCAATGGAAATGGTGTCTTGCTGGTCGGGAAAAATACAAATATGCGGTCAGGGTCGAAAACAAAAAGGTAATTTTTATGCACAGAATAATTATGAAAACACCTGTCGGATTCGTGGTCGATCATCTTGACCATAATGGCCTAAATAACCAAAAGGTAAATCTGAGGAATTGCACACAATCACAAAATACCCAAAACATGATACGTTCAAAATATCAAGGAGTAAGTTGGAATATTAAAGAGCAAAAATTTACAAGTAAAATAGGTGTCAAACGAAAGCGATTTCATCTTGGATATTTCGATAATCCCAAAGATGCGGCAATGGCTTATAATAATGCAGCTATCAAATATTTCGGGGAAGGAGCCAAGGTAAACTTAATCTAAGGTTGTCATGCGGCGTGTCAGCGTCGGGTAAGAGTTCATGCGCCTGTGAAATTGCATGGAGAATGGCTGCGACCGGCAGAGGTTCGGGACGGGGAATCGAGAGGGCCATTAAGCGCCTGTTGGTCTGACAGGCAACAGGACAGGTGTCGGGTGGGGAATCCGATCATGACAACCGACTTATGAAGGAGGAGAAGATGTACAAAACAGATACGGCAGGTGAAATCCGCTGGCAACCAATATTTTTGGCAAAGGGTTATGAGGCGATGGCTTCTGAAAATAACTTGCTGGCGGAGAAATCGTTACCGATTGCACTGGAGACATGGCCAGGGAAGGAGGAGAAGATGAGTACGATGGATAGCATCGAAGAACAGTACGAAAACAGGATCGCCGCCCTCGAAGCGGCGGTGAAATCCAGAGAGTGTGATATTGCAACATGGGCAAAGATAGCAGATGGCTATATCAAGCAGATTTCCGCCCTCGAAGCGGAGGTGAGGGAAAGGAAGACCATATATTCGGAAGATAGGATATCTTTGGCACAAGAAATTAGGGAAGGGCTACAAAAAAGAGGATTTTGGGTGCCAAAAGATATTGCCGGACCCGACATAATCAATGCAATTTTTTTGGCAATAGGTGCCAAAGAGGAGCAGATCGCCGCCATGACCAAATTGTTGCTGAGCATTGTCAAGAAAGTAATCACAAATTCATCTCCGACTACCGACTGGTGCTGAAGGAAGTGGACAGATTAGGGAAAATGATCGCCACCCTTGAGGCGGCGGCCCTGAAACAAGAAGATAGCATTGAATGTTTCCAATTAAAGGAAGATGTTGAACACTATAAACGACAATGGGAAGGAAGAGGAGAGCACATCGACTCCCTCGAAGCGGAGGTGAAGGAGAAGGATGAGCAGATCGCCGCCCTTGAACGAGAACTCGATAGGGCAAGGAGGGGAAGATGAGTACGATGATTTGTAGTATCTGTGGGCGATACGGAATCTATTGGAAAAATCTTACGGGTATTTCGCCTTATACCTACTGCCCGAATTGCGGCGGGACGAACTGCCAGATACCGGAAGATCCACGGGAAGAAGAGGACGGACAAGATGAGTGACTTAATCATTACACTGAATGGGGAAATCGCCGCCCTCGAAGCGGAGGTGAAAACGAAGAATAAGGAGGTTGAGCGGCTTAGTGCCGACTTATCCGCAAATGCCACCATGCTTGCTCGACAATGCGATATGGCACGAGAAGCGGAACGCAAAAAACTGGTTACGCAGAGAGATTTATCTCTCGAAATTGCAAACCACGCAGCGACGCAGAGGAGTTTATATGCCTGTAATGGGACAGTGATGGAACAGGACAAGCAGATCGATGTCCTGACCGCCGAGAATGGACGGCTGAGGGAAAGACTAAAGGTTGCTGAGGATGTCGTATCATACTTAGTGATTTGGGGTGCTTTGCCAACGGATAAATTAGCTGAGTTAGTAGAGAAGTCAATGTCCCTTCGCATGAGGGATAAAGAAACTTTATGTATTCCCTCTGCTGTGAAAGACGCCCTCAAGGCGGCCAAAGATGAGTGACTATGTTTTTATCTCTGCCTTCGCATCTGGTTCATCCGTCTTGCTCTGCGTTGTCGTTTCGGTTAGCGTCTGCGTATGACTGCCGTTGGGAGGCATGGTATCCATAGCGCCACGGGCCTTTGTACTTTGACTCATCCCGAAATAGTATCCAAGAAAAGTTGGTATCCCCTAACCTATCAGGAAGCCGAGGATGAGGTTGGCGTACTGTTGGTTATCGTCCGGGATTTTTCCGAATACGATTTGGAAGAAAAAGTAAAACGAAGCCGCTGTCACGCCGGCGGCATAGGCGGCCATGAAGATCAACTTGAAAAGGTCAATGTGTTGCATAATCATCCCTCATATATTCCTGAAAACTTCAATCAAAAAATCTTGGCCATTTGCCGATGGTTTTGTCTCCTTTCCAAGTACCCATGTCAGTGACGACGGCATCGAACACTCAGCACAACATCCTTTTCGCCGCCCATTCTCGGCAGGACATCTCTTTTCACTCATCCCAAAACCCCGCGCTTTATTACATCGAATCAGAAACTTTTTAATTTCCGCCTCGGTTCTCATACCATCCCGTTCCTTATAGTATCCTAACCGGGATCGAATCCTTGAGCCGGTCAAGGGTAGGCAATTCATTCGGACTGAGAGACGTTCCCGCGTAACCCCAACAATACATCCAATACTCTGAGCAAATCAGACCATTTTTGATGTCGATTTTTGGCCTCTCCACGATGAATTTCAGAATGTCGGTGTATCCATAGGAGATCCCATCCCCAATGCAGTCAAGGGCATTTCCTCCCCATACGTTACGTTCCTCTTCGGTGGCGTTGACTGGATACCAGTAAACCTTCCCATTGTAGGCTTCAAGGCGTTTGCTTAGGATATGTAGGGAAGGACCAGATTCCAACGACTCAAGGGTATATCTTCGATCCCGTTCAAACGATGGTAAACGAATGACACTGGCTGTATGGCTAACATTGACATCGTGGTCAATTTCATACTTTCTACGATATTTCTCCGTAATGAACATAATAGCGGAACCGACCATATCGTTACTATGCCATTGGATAAGATCACCCGTCTGGATCTTATCCCGGACAGCCATATAGCTTGAGAGATCGTTCATTTCACCACCTTCCGAAACGCAGATGGTAGCCTCCGCCCCCGAACTGCCCCATGAGGAAATACAACAGGAAGATCAACAGGATCACTCCCACGATCCAAAACACAGGAAGGGGGGCTTTGAAATGGGTCAGCACCCAATACAACCCATAAGCAATACTGCCAAAAACAACAACCATAATTAACAAATTTACTAACTGATCCATGACTTCTTACCTCCTACTCCGTTTTTAGGATTTCCAAAATTGCCAATACGATCTGCAACTTTGCCGCGTCCACCCCGGCGAGCGGGGCAATCAACTTCAAAATTTCCAATAACTTTGCGATGCTCATACGATACCTCCTATTATTTGAAATACTGTGGAAATGCCGCCTTGAACGTGGGACTGAACATTTCCTGGTGATCCCTTATGAAATCCCCTATGTCCGATCGGTAATCCTCTCCAATCGGCGGGTATGTCGATTCAAGCTGTTGTGCAAATTGCTCCACTGTTCGACCATTCGCCATAAATTGCGCGAGTTCCCAATCATACGATTTTGCTACGGGTGGAACCGTAACGGGGATTACCGTAACCGGCGTTACGGGAGGGACTGCGGGAAGCGGATCCGGTGCCGGTTTGCTTGGATCAACATCCCCGAAGGGGGTATGAATAATCGCATTCGGATCTTTCACCACTGCCGCCAGAATCTTGTCCAGTTTCGCGTCCATACTTGCTAATGTCTTTGCTACTGTCATGGTATCTCCTTTCATTTACGCCCCACAGTTATGTAACAGCCTACCCCCGCGCCCAACATTGCAGGGATCATATAATACACGTTGGCTACGATATAGATGATTGAGAAGTAGGACAGGGCCACGATCAGCATACTTACCAGAGCCGCCCTTATGCGATGATGCGCCGTTACTTCTCTGATAAAAAGGACGGCCAAAATGTCTGTCGCTATGTTCGCAACAAAAACCGCCAGGGTCATCATCCATCTTCATCCCTTTCCTTAAATGTTTCTTGTTTCTTAAACATAAGAACCGTGCGCACGGGCCAACCTTCTTATGTCCCAATAAGCCGCTTTCAGATTCCCATTGCAATGGGTGGTTAGCTTTCCTATTGCGGCTTAATCATTCATTATGTTTCCTTTCATGCTTTGAAAACATAGATCCTTTGTTTGCCTTCTGGAACCTTCCCTACATCCATGTGAACCCAATTTACATCCGCCTCAAGACGTTGAATCTTTTCCAACAGAGGGTCATTCTGGTGTTCCATAATCATCCCCCGTACAACATCCGCATCCAACCCTTGAACGTCGAAGTCTGCGGCCATACCCTTCTTATGGTAGGAATTCTCGGCTCCTACTGGACAGTCAGGTCCACGGTATCCACGGTACTGGAAAGGCCCTCCTCCGTACCAGTTGTTGACAGTAATTGGTACGTTGAAGAAGTCACGAACTCCGTCGAGGGCAATCAGGAGATCGGGAGCGAATAGGCCAAAAGCAAGCTCTCCCCACTTTGTATATGTCACACGGTCAACAAGTTCGTATAAAGCAAAGTGTTTCATCTACCAACCTATGATAAAATCTTAAAAATCGCCTGTTTCCCAAAATTGAGGATGAACCATACTATCGCCCCCACAAACGCAATCTGCATTACTCGCTTAAAGAGCTTGTCCCGTAATTCAGTAACCCATGTTCGGAACCAACTGAATGTCTTAAAACCCTCTTCCAACAAACTAAGGGATTCTTTTATTTTGGTGACGCGATCCCGTAACTCAGCGACGTTGCCATTTGTATTAATGACAGCGGTCTTGAGTCCGTTCTCGACAACATCCTTTATATGCTGGATATCGGCAATATGACCTTCCTGACGTTCCAAGATTCGGTCGAGTTTTCCATCAATATTCTTATGTAAGCCGCATACTGGGATGACTGCATTTCGTCTCTCTTTGCCGGTATATTCCATTCGCATTCTCCTTTACGGAGTGATCGTGATCGTTCCACTCCCGCCAATAGTCACTGTTCCGGTGCCGCCGAGGGTGGCTGTGCCAGAACTTGCTGTTGCTCCCCTCAACGGGTGGGGGTAGGTGTAGGGGGTGTAGTAACTTGTCCAAGTGTTTGTTCCTGTGCATTTGTAGAGGGTGCCGGAGATATTAGCACTCCTATTCTCAGAGCCAATGCCCTTCGCACCTGAGAATGTTGAAACATCGGTGCAGGACTGATTCGTCAACCAGTATGCCGTCTTATTCGCCGTGCAGGTGGCTGGAAGAGTTGACCCACAGCCAACCCCGCTTGTCCCATCGTAGGCAGCATACTTGTCATTAAAAAACTCATAATCTTCTCGTATGGCAGAGGCGGCCACTTGGGCCGCGTAAGTTGTCTGGTTTGTGTAAAAAGCATCGGCGCACATATCGAAACTTTTCGCCAGCGTTCTTCTTGTGCCATTGGCAAAGGTGTTCCACTGGTAAGTATTCTGGATATGCTCACTTGCGCTTCCTGAGTCTTGGCAACTATCGCAAGCGTAGTTTAACCACACCGTTATCGGCGTTTTTCCTGTGGTAGAAGTGTATGTATTGTTAAACCATAGCGACCAGCCACCCCTTAAATACAACCACTGGTAGCCATCAGAACCGTCATCTCTGCCCCGTGCAACATTGCCGTAATTTTCATATACCATCGCGGAGTGTTGTCCGCATACTGTCTTTGTCGGGTCACAGCCTCCCGCTGATTGACATTCTCCTCCGGCCGTGGTCTGCATTGACTGTAACCCGTGAACGTCCCAAAGAGTATCATGCCCTGCGAAATCCCAAGTATTGTATCTCAGAACTGCTCTTCCACCGTCGCCAACTTCAGTATAACTTCCACCTCCGTGAATGTAATTGTCCTCAAGGTAAAAGTTATCCCCGTTGTTGGCTGCGCCAAACGACTGAGTTCTACCTGCCCACGCGCCAGAATCGTTTTCTCCAGAAAATAGGAGATACCCAATGGTGTCAAAATCATTTTGATAGGCAACGCCTCTCACTGCGCCATGGCGGAGATACAAGGCCCGGCAATCTGAGGTATTTTTGATGGTGTTGTTCCCGACGATAAGGGTCACATAATTAGTAGATGAAGCGCTGTCAACATTGATGAGGCCCATGTATCCGCAGTCGGCCATCGCCGCACTATTGCCGTCAAGGGTTATGCCGATGATCTTTAGCGTGTCATGGGCTGCCCTTGCCGCCGTTCCAGGTGTCCATTGGATAGCAGTACCTTTTGATGTAATAACGGGATTGCTTGCGCCAACCAGATTCACCCCCCTGTCAACTGTAAGGGTGCTACCTGTCCACGTAGCATTTCCAGTAATGGTGATCGTATCTCCTGCCGTGGCTTGCGATACGCAGCTTGCAACATCAGCATAAGCCCCGGTCGCCGCCCAGTTAGGACTTGAACCAGTACACGCCGCCCAAGATAAGGTCGGCAGGAGCAAAAGCAGAATTATCAGGTATAGTTTTTTCATGGTATGGCCGCCACATGCGCCCTCATAGAAAATATACTATCATTATCCGCACCAGCACCGATTGAGCCCGGGAAAGCCGCTGTCACGTAATCATCTGTTCCGATTCCTGAATCACCGGAAGAACCTGAATTATAATACATATAGGTATTGTAACTCGACATAGCCAGTCTATATGATGTTCCGCCTGTACAATGACAGACTGCATTTGGAGCAGCCCCATACCAAGCTGGAGTTGCCTCCGTGACATTAAAATTATTTGTCTGGCAAACCAACATATCTCCCGTGGTGTACAGAGCAATCTTTACCGCATATGTACCGTAATACCCTGAAGAATATTGTTCAAGCATATCGACTGTCCGTGTCCCCGTGCCTGGGCAGATATACCCCGTACTGTATCCTTTATTTTTCTCCCACCTGGGTGTACCGTCAATATAAGAGGACAGACCAATTTGATTGTAGCCAAAATAGTCCGCCGCTTGTGGTGCCGCACCTGCCACACTTCCCCCCACTATCCCCTGAAGCATCCGCTCCGCTCCCGTTTTAGAGTAACCAACAACCGGAAGCAATAAGCAAATTGCTAAAAGTATCGCTAAAATGCTTTTCTTCATTCTATCCCCCTTTAATGGATATTAGCCTGACCCGCGCACCACCAAGCCGTCGTGTTGAAGTATGTACAGGCGGCATAGTCATACAGACCTCCCGCAGCACTCCACGTCGGTTGATTGCCCCATTTGAAGTATGTGCCGTTAAAAACCGGAGCTGCCGTGTTGGTCTGTGAAAGTTCGATAGCGAAACTCTGACCAGCTACCGGGGCGGCCGTGGTAATAGCGCAGTTGCCAGCCAACGTGAGCTGGATAAGCGCTCCATTAGCGGCGTTGACCGAATAACTGTTCACGCAGTTCCCCGCAGCGACAACCTTGTCCTTCATTGCGGAAAGAGATTGAGCGGCGTCAATGGTCAAGGTGCTTCCCCCGCTACTGGTGATAGCGTCAAACGCCCCGTAATGCGCCGCTGCCGAGAAACAGATTACCGGGATCAGCAGGAAAGCTATCAGTTCAATAGTTGTAAATAGTTTCTTTTTCATCATCCTCTCCTTAATTGTACAAGAATGTGACCTGAATCATTATATTTCCGCCAGACGCATTGGTTATGACTACCGGATTAGCCGGAGCCGCAGCTCCGATCTGAACTTTGTAAGCCGTCGAAGCGTTAGCTACAATTCCTCCCGTCCATTCACTCAGAGTGACATTCCCCGAAGCGTCCGTCGTGAAGGTTGCTTCATCAACATTCGCCCCTACGACTATCGTTCCCCTGCCACCCGAACTTGCCGTCACCGTGGGAAGTGTAAGCGTGGCATTGTTGTTGACAACCGCCCCATACCGATACGAGGTTAGACCGTTTTCAGTGGTTAGGGCCATTGTTCCCGTAGAGGTTGGTAGCGTGAAGACCTGGTTGCCAGTTACTGCTGCCGCCCCACACAGTGCAGAGGTATCAGTTCCGCCGCCCGAACCTTCTTGTAAATAGATACAGCCAGCGGATGCTCCATTGGAGAAGGTGAAAGAACCAGTTTGAACCGCACCTCCCAGTAAGTGCATGATCCCTGCCGCATCCATGTAACCCATGATCGTTCCGGCAGAGGTAATATAAACCGCTATTGGAGCTTGAACAGAGGTTATTGCTGTGCTCCCTGCCAGCGTGACCGCTGTGTCAACAACGCAGGTCGTGGAGTTCGTCCATGACTGAATATACCGGGTGAACCCACCCGCTATCAACGTAAAACCAAGGATGGGATTAGTGGCGTTATAGCCGGCAAGGATCGCATCGGCAGTGGAGGTGAAAGTAACCGTTGTTGAAGAACCCGAAGTGCTCACCGTCCCGGCAAAGGAAGATATGACAGCCGGACCTTTAACGACAGCCGGTTTCGCATAGACCGCCGATGGTGTAGTGCCGCCGATGGGACCGGGCGCAGCCAGATTCGTATTGCAGGAAAGTGTGTTCCCGCTTGTGGCATAGGAGCAGAGAAAGGTATCCGTCATGGTTCCCACACCAAAGGACGTTCCCCAACTTGACCCATTGGCTGTGTAGGGGATACCGACTCCGGGGTAAGTCATGGAACCTGTGCCCCCGCCGCCATAATGTATCCCGTCCCCGGCAAGTTGAGCATGTGCATTTGCCGCAAACATGAGCACAATGCAAAGTAAAACAAGTAGTTTTTTCATCACCATTCTCCTTAAAAACGACACGTTACGTTTATGACTGATGCACTTCCCGAAGCATAATCAACAAACCTTACAGCCATTATGTCGCCTATGTCATACAAGATATACGAAGAGGGAACGGTCATAGAATGCCCCATGAGGTACGTCTGATCCGGCGTACTCGTTTCAGACATCAATGCCGTATTCCCGCTTACCGATACCATGGCGGCCCGTGCGGTCATGCCCTTGTAGAGATAATTGTCGGCACAATCAACGGGAAGGCCCGTCATATCTCCATCGTCGGCAGTCGCGGCTACGGTAAGTTTCTCTCCCGACGTCCATGTCCCCGTGGATGATTTGATGCGGAAAGAACCAGCCGCGTCACTCCCCCCGAAAGTTCCCCCAGTCAAAACAGGCGTTGAAACGACGATGCCGGTAACGTGACTCGTTGCCCCATAGATTACGGTTCCTATGGCAATCACCGTAGGACCGCCGCCAGTGAATGTGATTAACTGCTCCTTATACTCATATACGAATGGAGCGATCCCCGTGGGGGTGTTCCCAGGGACAATCTTCTGGCTCGTCAACGCCCTTCCTAAGTAACTCGTTACATAAAACATTTTCATACCTCCCTAAAATTCGATCCCGATTTCGTTTAACTTTTCAATGTCACTTACGATGTCGTCCAAGCGTGAATATTCGACACGTAGATCATGCGAATCAATACTGCCCGCTAAATCTTTCAACTGGCTTACCACGCTTTCAACAGAGCCCCCCCACGCTATCAGGTTGATCCCCACGGAATAACCCTTGACGGCATAGTACCCGTCTTTTGTGCAACATCCATATATCGGCCTGACGTGCCTCTCGTTTTCCTTGTTGATGTCAACCCATACCCAATCCTTTTCGGCTTCTTCGCAAGCAAGCGAAAGACACCCGGCAAAAGGCGCAATCACATCAATTTTTACATCCTCACCTTGAGCGCACTTGAAAATGACCTCTGTGTAATTCTTCCACGTCTCGCAGTAAATAGTCGAAAGCGGAAACGCCCAACGCACCGTGAAATCTATCGGATAGCTTTTCTTGTTACTGACAACAAGCTCCTCGTCGCTGAAAGCCCCCCGGTAGTCTGTTTTCGCCAATAGTTTAGAAATTCTATTGAGGGAATTTTGAATCGGTGCCGGAAGCTCATCCCTGTAATGAAGAATATACGGACCATCCTTTTCAAGTCCAAACTCATAAGGTTTGATCGCTTCCTTCCCGTTAAATACGATACCATACGCCACTTCGGCTATCGCATCCTTCACCGGATCTTCGCAAGTGAATGTAACTTCTTCGCCCATCGGCCCAAACCGCGCAGCCAACTTCTTCAAAAGCTCTTTCATAATCCGGTCGTTAGTGACATGGGTCGTTTCCCTGGTCCCCCGGAAGATGAAGGGCTTGACGTACACATCCTTGTTCTTTTCAAGATACTTTGTAAGAGCAGTCATCCCCTTCTTCTTCTCGGTATATTGAATAGGAAGGCCGAGCTTGTCCTGTATTTGTCTTGCCTTGAATCGGTCTAATTCTAAGTCCTCTTCCTTTTCTCCAGATCCGAAGACAGTATGACCTTCCTCTCTCAATTTGTCCGCCCAGTCCCCGTTGCCAATATCCCCGAAGACAATCAGATCCGCCTTGTTGATATACTTGTGGGGCCGCATGATCTTCTCGACACCCGGCAAACCAAAGCCATTGGCATAGTCCTCGATCTTCGGGAAGCCGTTGAATACCGGAGTGAAGTACCAAAGATTTTGGACATCCTGCGCCATCCTTTCGGCATGGGTACAGTCGATACCCGATCCGATAAACAGCACATTCTTTTTAGAATAGTCGGTCATTCGTCGTCATCCATGAAAGCCGGGTCCCCGCTGTCGTCGTCTTCCGATAGCTCTTCTGCATCATTAAAATGAGGGTCTTCCATTATTGCCTCGTTCCTACGGACTCCACTGCCGATGGTTTTGTGTGGTAGAGTTCTTCCAGTAAGAATTCCTTTTCATTCTTAGTCAATGACTCAATATTAGAAGGATTGTTTTTAGCAGTGTTCTTTAACTTCTGCATTAACAAGACCGCAGCCATCGGCTGTTCCTCTGCATTGGCTTTTTTATAAACTTGGATTCCCTCTTTCAAAGTAAGAATGCCAAATTGCTTTTCAAAGGTTCCCTTCCTAACATCAGAAACCATAGTCTTTAATTGCTTATTAGACATCTTTCCCAACTCATGTTCGACCTCTGGACTTATTTCTTGCCCTCTCCGAAGCGATGCCTTCGCCTGTCTTTTGGCCTGAAACTGTTCAAACTGGGCTTTTGTGATAGTTGCTTTTGGCATTCGGCTTTGAACCAAATTTGACATAAGCGTTTCGGCAGATGTCTTGTTGACGTATGCCGGAGCGGGAGTAATGCCAACGAAAGGCAATGCTTGATCCACCAAACTACCGCCTAATTGCCGTTCTCTTTGAAGGAATCTCACGCCAAAAGGTAGTACAGACTTACCTAAATATGAAGCATAGTCTTTGTATATTTGAGGATTGGATAACGTCTTCCCGACACCTTCCGACCAGTCGGCTATTTGGACCCCGTAAAAATCCTCATTCTCAAGCATTTGCCCTAACTCCGCAAGAGCAGGATGCAGTTTATTGACTAATGTTTTCCCCGGCGTTTCGTAATAATGAACAAGGTCTTTCATGTACGACGGCAAAGCCACCCTTGCGGGCCTGCCATTCTCATCCAACTGTCCCGTTTTAGGGAAGTAATAATCCTTTAATGTTTCGGGTGCTTTCCCATTATAAAGGTAATACAATGTGGCCCCCAAGATCCCGGTAGTGATAGGAAGTGCCGCCGTATAAGCCATCTTATAGGTAAGTTCCGGCGAACGGCGATTAACAATGTCAAAAACCTGTTTCGCTAAATCAATGCCTCCGCCGCCGAGTTCCCTGAAAGTTCCAAGGTTCCATCCAAGGGACCGGACAGAGGCCATGCTTAAATCCTTACCCATCTTATTCCAAAATAGGTTATCATAAACAAGTTGTCCCATCCGGTTGTCAACCGAATCCCATATCTTTGCCAATGCAGTATGGATTTCCGGTTCAGTGGCCCCTGCTTTTCCGAGACGATCTAATTCATATCTCGCAAGGTCGGCAAACACGCCGAGTTTTTGACGGGGAACAATATACTCCATGATGGGCTTTGCAGCCAAGTCAACAGCCGCAAAGGGAGCACGAATAAGTCCGCCGATGATGTTTCCACTTCTGAAAGCATCGGCAGCTTTGCGAGCGTATTCGGTCCGGTAGAAATTATCCATTCTCGCCCTGCCGCCAGCGGTTACTACCGCATCTACCAATTTGCTTATTTCCGTGCTTTGACTGCCGGGAGTCATCCATTCTTTGTAGAGTTTCCGGCCTCGCAAGATGTTTTCTACTGGTGCGATAGGAACTTGCAACATCGACACAACGGCCTTGCCCACATCGGCATGAGACGCTTGCCCTAATGCCAAGGCCATTTTCGAGGTCATAGCATCGACAGAGGTAAAGCCAAGGTGGAAAGCAGACAATCCAAGTTGTGCCTGATTCAATATGTTTGCCGCTCCAAGGTACGCCCTGAAGCCCTGATTGCCCCGGAGTCCCGGCGAGAGATAGTTATTTATGATCCGGGCCGCATCTTCGGGGGCGTAGTAAGCACCGAGAATTGTTCTGCCAACAGGACCTTGTAATTCAGGGGGGGCGTACACCGTTGCGATTCTGTCATTGATAGGAACAAGACCGTCCGGGGCCTTCTGTCCCGCCCGTACAAACGTCGCAAGACCAGTATCCTTCATGGACTTCATGGTCTTTTGCGCCATGATGTATTTGTCCATCTCTCGCAGTTTTAGGATGGTCAAGTCAACAGGATTGTTAGAGATAGGTGTAAGGCCCATCTCGAGACCTTCTTGAGTCGTAGGGATGGTTCTCTTTTTCAGAAACCCCTTGCTTCCCTCCATCGGTCTTTTCGCATACCAATTCATAAAGGCTTCATTCGCCTTTTTCGGATCTTGCCACATGTGAGGGAAATAGTTTTCAATAACCTCTTCAAGTTTCCCCGTGCCGAGCGCACGAACCTCATCAACCTTTTTGTTCATCAAACTTCGCATGACTGAGGCGGTATGATCTAAGAAGGAATCGTCTGGATTCGGGCCTTTTAAGCCAAACCTTTTTTTCGCTCCTGTTTCGATGCTGTGGATAAAATCATAGTTGAATTGCGGGTCTTTCGATACAAAGAATCCTCTTGCCTGTTTAAGGGCTTCTTGTGCCCGATCGGTTGACCGTGCCATTTCAGCAAGGTTCTTCCGCATGATCCCGGCTGTCTGTGCGGCCTGTGGGCCTGCACTTACGGGAGACAAGACATTGCGTATGTCCTTCCCGGATTGCCTCATGATGTTGGCAAGGGTTTTAGATGTAGGGATAACATCTTCTTTCAGGAATTTTGTCGTACCGAGCGTTAGGAGGTCCGGGTCGATTGCACCGGCTTCGTTGGAAAGGCCACCTTTCGCCCCCGCTGCCGGGGCCTTAAGGTCGGGGTAGTCCTTCAGGACTTCGGGGGGAAGTTTTCCGTCAACAATCATATTCGCCAACTTCTCGTTTATATTCTTGCCCCGATAATCCATCACCGTCTTGTTATCAAAGAGCTTTGCCTTATACTCCGGCGTAATTGTCCCTTCAAGTAAGTGCGCTTTTTCGTGTGCAATAATATCTTTTCTATCTTTCAATCCATGTTCAAAAAAACTATCCCCTACCGATATAGTCCCGTCCGATTCAACACCAGAAATGATTTCCCCCTTCTGTGGTTTGTAGATCATCCCTTCTGGCGGATTTGACTTAAACTCCTCCCGTGTCATCTCCCACGGCTGCTTGCCTCCCGACGGGGCCTTCAGATCGGGGTAGTCCGCCAGGACTTCGGGGGGAACGGGTTTTCCTGCTTTCACGGCATCCTCTACCGCACCATAATGATAATCTTGTGCATTAGCAGAAGCAATATCTCTTGTCTGTTGGTCAAGTTTTCCAAACTGTGTTTTCGCTTCACCTTCTGCCAAAACCTTATTTGTCCACTCATCCGCGGTCATCTCCCACGGCTGCTTGCCTCCCGACGGTGCCCCAGGTTGAACGACCGGCGCGACCTTCGGCCCTACCTTCAAAGCCTCGTCAACAAGACTTGCCGTGGGAGCTTCAACCTTCCTTGCCACTTCTGCAAATGGTTTACCGGCCCTTGCTTCGGCCAGTTTCCCCAGGTTCTTTGCCTCTGTTCCTTTCAGAATCGTTTCCACGCCACCCTTAGCCATAGCAGGAACTTCGGAAGCGCCGCCTGTCATCCATCCAACGGCCTCGCGTCCTGCTGCCAGTGCCTTCCCCGCCACTCCGCCAGCCGCACGGACTCCTGCCACTGCTCCCATTGCCCCCCACACAATAGGATCATTAAAGAATCCGGGATCGCCAGTCTGCACGCGAGGGTCGAGCTTTCCTTGCGCTGTCAGTTCGCTCCCCGCATAAGTTGGTTCAGCCGGGACATGTCCACCGGTAAGAAAATCAATAGCCTTCGCCTTGAACGAAGGACCGGCAAGGGCCTCGTCAACCAGAGAAGGTCCGGGGCGGAGAGCTTCATCTACTAATGAATTGCCTGAATTGTTCTGTTGTATAACCTGATCTACCAAGCCCATTTGGCTTCCTTCTCCGCTTGCTTTAATTCATCCACCGTCCAACCTTGCTGCTGCGCTTTTTTGATTAGCACTATTGCCGCATCTTTTGTTTTGGCACCGTTAAAATAATCGGTTAGGGTTTTAATACTTCTCTTGCCTGTCGATACTTTAGGGGGCTCGTTCCCCATTCCGGAATCAAACTCTTGCCCCAATCGCCCACGTTCAGCATCCTGCTCTTCTGTGGTAGGTTTCTTGAGTGGGTTGGATTCCGAGAAAGTCTTCATCCCCTTTTGGATATAATTTAGTTTATCCTTTTTCATACCCAAAATATCCTTTCGAGATAATGGCTTTTCAACTTGGGTTGCCGCAGCCTTAATCCCCGCCGCCTTCTCCCGTGAAGCATTAGCCTCCCTTGCTCGTTTATCGGCTGCTGTCTCTTTTGTGGCCTCAACGCCCGCCGTTGCCTTTTCTTTCACCTGTTCACGTTCCATAGCAGCAGTATCTTTCTGTGTTTGGAGCGTTTGCGCGGCGGTCTCTTTTTGCGCCTCTATACCGACCTTGTTTCTTTCCTCCATCTGCTTTGCTTTCAAGGTTTTATCCAATCCAATGATAGAAGCTTCAAGAACCCCTTTCCTGTTAGTAAGTCCCCTTAGCTGCTCGGCAATTTTCTGTTTATCGTCGTCCTTTAACTTAGGGTCTTTTGCAGCCTGTTCAAGTGCTCCTATTTTTTTCTGCGTGTCTGCTAACCCAAGGTTATCGAGATCCAGGTGGATTTGAATGTCCCCATGAACTTTCTGTATAAGTGGATCAATATTTTTTTGTTTTATGCCCAGGTCGCCCGATGGCATTGTTTCTCCCATACCCTCAGACTTGACCAGATTCATCATATATTCAGCAGTATCTGGGTCAAGACCTTTGGATTTAATGTAATCATTAACTGACCTTACGGTATTGCCTCTTTTCTCTTCCTCTTGTCGTTGTCCCTCTTCATACTGCATCTTCTTCAGGGTTATTTCGTTCATCGCCGCCTGCTGCTGCATACCTTTCATTTTCTCGCCTTGGTATGCCGCCTCTCGTGTCTCTTTAGCGATATCCATCATCTGATTGCCAACATTCGCTATCGGGCTAAAATCAAGACTGTACGCTGGATTTGCCATATTACACCTCCACCCTTATGGTTTCAGGCGCACAAATCCGGCAGAGCGGCCTCCCAAACCATAAAATGAACTTCCCTAACTTGCTTCCTTCGATCTCTGGATTGACCCTGCTTGCCATCTCGTATGCGAAGCCCCTGATAAGTGGGGTCATAAACAACGTGAATAATTTGCTTTTCTGCATGAGATTAACCAAAGGATCGGCAATCACCCGGTATCCCATATACTCTTGATATGTGATAATCTGTTTGATATAAGACCATTCGTCATCTACAATTTCCGCGTCAAGTTTGCCCTGACGTACCAATTCAGAACAAAGAACCCATGCGGCAATCGCTGCTGCGATACCTTCAACGAATTGAGGCAAAACTTCACCTGCTACGGCTGCCTCTCCTACCGCGGCGGTTGTTCCACCGGCTAAGGTAGCTGCACCGACGTATTCACCGGCATAGGAAGCCGACAACGCCGCTGCCGCCTCTTCCGATCCCGCAACAGTTGCTTCTACGCCTGCCGCCGCTGCCGTACCTTCAGCCGCTGCACCTGTATATGCAGCAGTACCAGCCGCCGCTCCAGCATCCGTCACGGGGGGTACTACTTTAGGCGTGCCGCCAAAAAGCCCCGGAAAGGTTTTCCCCAAAGCGGCAGTTCCTAAAGCTAAAGACGCCGCCGACCCCACCCCGCTTATGACAGCTTGGGTCTGGCCAAGCTTTTCCTGTGAGGCAAGTTGTTGCTGCTGATATGCAAGGCTTTGACCATATTCCGACGCTTGCTGCGCCTGAGAGGCTGTAAACTGCGACTGCGACTGAGCCTGACTTGCCGTAAATTCGCTTTCCCGCGCCGCCTCACTCTTTTCCGATAAGGCAAGAGCGCGGTTGGAGCTTTCGGCCTGATACCTTGCCGCAATATCCCCCTGGAAGGCAGCTTCAATTTGAGACCCGGTAAAAGCCCCTTGCCCCGCTATCTTCCTCTGGGCTTGGCCAGAAAGAATTTGTTGAAGATAATCGTTCATTTCAGTCTCCTTATTCTCATCCACACAAAGACTACGAAGTAAATGACAACAGCAGCCGTTATGAGAATGAATTCATACATCTTTCAGATCTTCAAATTTCTTTTCTTCGATAGGGTTTAACATTTTGAGTCCCCCTTAAATCAAATTAGTCAAACTTTCATTATGTGAATCTTATCCAATCCACGGTTGCCTCCATCACAACTGTGCCTCCATTGCCACTGACAAGAAGACCAACATAAACTGGTGTTAATCCAGAGTTCTTTCCTGTTCCCACTACGCTCCAGACATACCCGTTAAATGATGCATAAAGACCAATATTATTCCCTGCCGTAACAACCATCCTCAAATATTGTCGAGTAAAAACATTTGCAACTTCAGTACCCCCGCCTCTCGTAGTTCTGTTTGTCCATGGATAATAGCCAATATAGGAATTACCAGCCCCGACCGCAAAATATCCAAATGTAAACAGGGCTGTAGGAGTAGCATCCAAAAGCATTAACCCAATATATTGATAGTTGACATCATTCAAATAATCAGAAAATTTGGTTGTGACAGTAAATGGCGGAGTAGGACATGCTTTATAAATACCATCGATTTGACTCCCGCTTGTATTCTTTTTCATATGAACATGGCTTGGACAGTCTGTTACATTTAGAACATCAAGCGCCCCGAGTGTTGTCCAACCAGAAAATGCATTAAATTCGTCATCGTATGCACTTGGAGATGCCGGAACTGCGTCAGGAGATCCTTTCAATCCGGGAATAACAATACTGCCAGCACCAGTGGCGACTTGCACAAGATCAGAACCAGCCCCGCCGCCCGGAATCGTGACATCGCTTGCCCCCGTACCTGCGTTATCCGTTACCGTCACACCCGCCCCCGTGAAATTCAAAGCCGCCCTTGCGGTCAAGGGGGTAGTTTCGTCTTGGATGACGTGAGCGCTACCGCCGCCTGGTGCCCCTCCGTCTTTAATGTGGTATCCATCCGTGTCAAAAACAGCCATGTGACCATCAGTCACAGATGCCGAACCGTAAACATTTCCCCCGCCAGCGCCTCCGATTGCCGTTTGCACTGCCTTACTCGTAGGTATAACCGTATCCGAATTTGCCAATGCACCTACATCAATCGCCGTGATGGTTGCTGGCGACACGGCATTGTTGACAAGGGAAACGGCCTGACCAGAGAGCGATATAGGAGCAGATACCGTAACGGCGGCATGTTTCAGATCCGTTGCACTTTCAAGTAGTGCTTCTGTAATTTTAGTAGTTGCTCTAACAGAATCTCCATTGCTGGCAGGAACAGACAAACCGGTCAGTTTATGAGTTCCCATCGCAACATTGGCGGCCATCGTTCCTAACGTGGTATCCGTTCCCTGAGTATGTTTCAGAGATACGGCACTATCAACATTCGATTTAGTGGGTCCATCTGCCAATCCGGTTGCATCGTTTACATGATAGGGAATATAACCGTCTGTAAGTCCTGTAAGTTTGACAGTAACAAAAATTGGAGAATCAGTTGCACTCACTCCACTCGGCACTCCCAACTCCGCATTGGTTTTATCGTATGCTAATTCATCTTCTGAATCATCATGATACACCAGAGTATCAGACATTATGCTGGTCTCCTTAATCTCACGTCGTTAATCGGCTGTGATACTGAAACAATCTCTCCACTTCCAGTGTAAGATGTCGCCCTGCGAAGTCTCGTTTCTTTTATAGATTGCGATACTGACAGTGCACCAAATAAGTCTCCCTGCGTAATACGGAAAGCACCATATCCCGGACCATAACCCGCCGCTGGGGACTCGGCTTTGATATCCAATGCCAATGTTCCAGTACAATCTTTCTCGCCCCACCCACCCTGCTCATCAGGCAGACCTTTGTGATAAACTGAATACGAAACATGATCCAATGATACAGTCGATAAATCAATGTATGCGAGATCATAACACCAGGAATAATTAGGACCAGCCGTCACGGTTCTTATTACGTAAGTATAGCTGATTAATAAATCTCCCGTTGTATAACTAAATGCGTTTTGTCCACTCTGGCCGGGGCCTCCATCACAACCAACTACGCACTTGTTGACGCCTCCCTTTGCCCTAAGGATTGATGGAGACTCCCCACCTACCGAATAGAAATATTCCCATACGTTCTCTAATATGATGCTCCCTGTTGTATTGGCTATGGCTTGGTTGAATGTACCATGAATTATAGTATCGAGGGGACTTGTGCCAAGCCCTCGAATATATGCAGTCGTGTTTTCAGGAATACCGACATCTTCATTATACGTCCCCGCATCAACCAGATAGAGACAAGTCACTCCTGCGGCAGCAGTTATAGCCAGATTTATCGTGGCATACTGCTTTCCGCTACCAACGGTCTTGGTCAATCCTGTCCACAACACACCGTCGATAAACCATCCAGAACCCACACCTACCGATGTAGCCTTCCGAAGGTTGATGCTCTGCCCACTGGGTTGTGATACCGATTCGATTCCCACTTAAGCCGCCGTTCTTACGTTCGCTAACCACCGTTTCGTCGTGTCCCCTGTCATGTATGCCGCACCCAAAGTGTCGGAAAAAAGAGGGACGGTCAAGGATACTGTGAATGTCCATACACTCGCCGCAACCGAGGCGTAGAGGTAATAAAGCGTGTCTGGATCAGTTGTTCCCATCGGCACAGTTGTTTGAGCGGAAAGTTGCCACACATCCCCATTTATCTCCAACGCACCACCATCAACATAAAGATTCGTGGCATCCTTGACAGTGACAATCATGCCCTCACGATACCCGACAAGTTTAGCTGCATTTATGGCTGCCACGAGCTGCGCATGAGTAATGCCACCATCCTTTATCAGTTTTCCTGTCGTAGTATCAAATTCAACAATATCCGAATCAACCGCTGATGCGGGACCAACAACATTACCCGCACCCCCACCACCACCCGTGGCAAATTGTTGGTATCCCGTAGTTTCGGTCCTTTTACCGGCAGTACCGCCCGTTATGGCCCTTTGTGGGGCGGCATAGGTATCATTCGGAATGGTCATAAATCTTCTCTCTTAACTTCATACAGTCCCGAAACCATTAAAGGCTCAAACCCGATTACTTCATCATTCGTAGTAATGTCGTATCTTAGTGAGTGCAATACGGCATCCATGCCTATGCTATGTTTTGCCTGATACAGCCTGTGCGTTGCATCTACCTGAGATATCGCCGCTAAAGATTCTCCCGTTGATGCGGTATCGGCATAGTGCGTGACAGCTACCGTTGCGGAGGATATATTCTTTGCCTTTGCGAATAATTTTACATGCCTCAATGTGCAAACATAATCTCCCGTCTTTGCAAGCAGAATGTCGCCAAACCAAAAAGTATGGACAATAGCGTTTCCGTCGAAAGTAGTGCCATTCTCAAGACGTTCAATAAACCCGTCCGCAGTCCCGCCAAAAAGGAACGTGTCGCCGTTCGTATCCTGTACGTTGAAACCGCAAGTCAACGCTTTGCCCGTTCCCCTGTTTACTTGAAACCACTTCTTGTATCTCAGGGAATACTCCCACTCCTGCTTCCCATTTATATTAGTGAATATCCAGTGATACCCAAAGTTTATTTCATCGTAGCAACCAGATTCCAGACTTACATCATAAATAGTGGGATCAATGTAGTCGCTCGACGTGGGATCGAAGAAGTTCTTAATATCGTCCGTGACGGGGGCAATCGTATTCCCGTCGAAGAATTCTATCGCACGCGCAGACCTCCACATTAAAACGTGCTTTGTCATCCCGGCGGCAACTTCAAAACTCATATCGCATCGTTTCATGGTAAGAGGCGCAAGACATCCAACCTTGTCGGAAATGGTATAGATCGTCCATGTCGATGGTCCATACCCGTCGATTAAATAAGTTGCTCCTCTTTTGCATAAAATCATGTTATCGTAAATGTTGCTCCCGTACCGACTGAATAGCGAATCACCGCAAATAAGTTCTTTTGCGTCGCCAAACTCCATTTCATAGAAATCATCACCATTGAAAACGCAGTTCGTCCCATAAGAAGAGCAGATACCAGTATTTTTTCTATCCGCCTGATCGTTAAACATCCATAATCTATTCTGCCATAGAACCGAAAACCTATACGGTCTTAATGTTTTTTGGACTGTGATCCCGCCAATATTGTCAACCCTCACGTCGGAAGCCAACGTAGTGTCCCATGAAACTTTGTAATAGTAAAACTCATAATCGTTTGCAATTGCTGTCTTGAACTCAATGTTTTCGGCTGGAGGAGCCCAAGTCATCAAACCGGAATGGCTTAGACTTATTCCCCCTGTCGCCGTGCTATCATCTACATTTCCGACCGAAACCCAAGCAGAACCATTCCAGTAATATATTGACACGGTTGCGGGGCTTACAGGGCTTACAGGTTGAGAAGTTGCTTCAGCGACCGTGACAAAGGACTGGTAATAAACATGAGTTCCCGCCCCTATATCAAAGGGCTGGCCATTCCACCCGGTTATAAGAAATTTTCCTGCTGCATCTCCACCAGCCCATGAACCGCTTGTGATTGTTACTGAAGCTACCATCGCATAGGCACTTCCCGTGCTGGTAAATATTAGTTGAGCAGTAGGGTCAACAGTACCATCTATAAAATCCATGGTTGATGGAAGGGAATTGTTTGTATACAAAGCATCCGGTAGACTCCATTCAATTCCCAACACTCGTTCGCTGAATCCGCAGTACAGGCATTGGGATACTGTTTGACCGCCGAGCTGAGCATAGGTCATGTCGCTTGCGGCCTGATAGGCTTTCGGGTTGCTTGTGGTCGAAGGCGCAACATTGGTAGTTAAATCGGTATATGATGTCCCGTCGGATTGAAAGCATTGCAAGCAATATCTTCCCACGCCGTCCCAAATATCTGTGACCGCCTGCATGGGAGCGTCAAGGGTGCAATAATACACCGTAGTTCCAGTCGTAAGGGTTGTGAAAACAAACTGGTAAAAATAGGCTACTGATCTTTTAACGGCCTTGACCTTTGATGTGGTCACCGTAGAGTTAAAAATTATTTCCCCTGTCTTGCCGAGTGACTTTCCGCCCGTAGCAGAAGTGCCGTCGTAAAGAGTAAGAGGAGACCAGGCTGCGCCAGTCCATTCATACCCGGACGCAACCGAGGCGTTAGTGTTTGCCGTTCCGACATAAAATTTAACTCCCTGGATTGGCCTGACGGACCCGATATAAACATTGGTTGTGTCTGCTGTTCCGTAAGCAGACGAAGAGGGAAGAAAATTGGCCGTCCATCTCGCTACTCCTTTGGAAATGCGGAACTCGTCTATCCACCCCTTCAAATAAGAATATGTCGTTGTGCCGTAATTGTAATATCTTCCTATTTCAAAAGCAGCCGCCAAGTCGGGCCAGGGATTCACATTTGTGTCTGCCGCATAAGCTAACGTGCCATTAATTGCCCATGCCCATTTGTTTGCATCCCCGCCCCATCCCCTGATAAGAGCTATATGATTCCACGCCCCATCTATGATCCCGGCGACATAGCTTACATTAACAGTTAATGACCCTCCTGACTTTACGGAAATAGATAGTTGGCCTAATACGCTACTGATAGGGACGTAAATACAAACAACCCAATTATTTGTATCGACGGTTTGCTGAAATAAGCCTTGCGGATTAGTTGAACCATTGGGCTTCCACCAAAAATCAATCGTGAATGCTCCGGTTCCCATATACCAATCGGCAGAATCGGCAAGAGAAAGATAGCTGTTAGTTCCATCAAACGCGACCGAGCCGGTTCCAAATTTTGCTTGAGAGGTATCAACCTGAGCATTCCCGTGGGCGGTTATGGTCTTCGCCGAGGTTTCAGAATCAATGATGCTTGTTCCCGCTGTGTGATTTGCTTCACCCGCGTGGATCAGGAGTTTTGTAGATGAATCTACTGTTCCCGCTGCGGAGTGCATGGTCGCCACGTTTGCTGCATCGGAAAGGGTGTTATTCACCTTGTCGGTATAGTCATACCAGAAAGACCCGGCAGGATCATAGACGATGAACTGGCCGCATCTATCTTCGTTCCCAGCCCATATCCGGTTCACCGCCCCATTCATGGCACACATGGCCCCATTCGGGGCTTCGCTGAAAAGCACCGCATTGGTATTTTCCAATAATTGCGCGGATGTCGTAGCACAGAAAGTATCCTGATTAGGGATCGCCGTCGTATTGTCCGACTTCAACAACCACGGCACCGTAAAGTAATTCCCCTGAACAAAGATATGGGATTCTGCGGGTTGATCCTTGCGGAAATGGAACCCATTCACAACCGACAGGACTCTAACTATAAATCCCCAAAGGTACCTTAACGACGCAACATTTATCTTCGTCATCCCCTGGATACCCTTCGGGTAGTCCGCTGTGGGCCTCAGGTTGATAAGTTCGCGGAAATTCGTCTCACCGATCAAAGCAGGATCGACATCCTTCCGAAGTTTGCCTGTCAGTGGCCAGTCGAATCTCTGGTGGCCTGTTTGTCTTTCAAGCCCTTTAGTTGGCATATTAACGACTCTTCATGAAATTCACGCGAAAGCCCACCCCGCCCACAGCTTTTCTGTTCACGTTTTTCCCCTTACGCATCTCACGTTCATAGGCGAGATAAAGAGGATCGCCCATGTTCTGCTTAGAATCTCTGTATTTATAAAGCCATACTGCATACTTGATTAACGCTTCTTCGTAGCCAGTCGCAAAAGGATAAGTGCCATAATCAGAGTAAACAGGCAAGGGGCGAGCGTAGTAGGCGACGGTGACAGTTTCGCCAGACGTGTCAGGAGGAGGGTCCAACACGATCTGGTATCGAGAAGAAGGTTGGATCATGTAAGTATCGCCCGCGGTCCAACCCGCATACGCTCCACCCCTTACCGTCAAATCAAACATTGCCGTCGTGAGATGTGCTCCAGGTACTAAGGCCACGCCGACATATTCCTTTCCTGCCGTCGTATTCACCACCATGTCGCCCGGATAGGATGAAACAAAAGAGACGCCATAGGCCGATAGCAAGGATTCTCCACCCGAAGCGGCTGCTGTGGCGAAATTTGTTCCCGTAAGTCTTGTGGGCGGCGTAGCGTCCACCACCGCAAAACTCTGCGGCGTTCCGGGGTCATTGCCGTTCTGGAGATAGTCCGAATAAGATTCCCAGTTCAACCATTCCGTGTTCGATCCGTCGTAGTACTTGATAACCGCATCGTTGTGATCGTCAGTCGTCATGATCTCCAGGAAGTCGGGATTGAGGTTATATGCCGCCGTATTTGCAATCGTGGTGATCGTCTGAGAGTTACTGCATGAACGGGTCTCTTTGGCAAAGTCCTTTGACGCCTCGTACAGATAGTCAAAGCTGGTCTTCAAATCAATCCAAGACGAATTGAACTCACTCAACTGCTGGTTAATGCGGCTAATGTAATCAATCCCAAGCATTACTTGATCCTCCGAAGAGCCTCCACGTCAGTTTGTTCACCAAGGGCTTTTGCCATACATTTCCAAACTATACTGGCATCGTTCCTTGAAATCTTCCCATCTACTACCTTCATGCCGCGTTCTTTCACAAAGGAACCAGCAACAGCATCAGTTACCTCGATGCACGGCATGACCATGCGCTCGGCCTCTGCGTGGGCGTCTGCGGTCATCTTCCACATGTCATCGTGACTAAACATGGATTCCCCGATCTTGCCGCCGAGTTCCTTGAATGACCTCATAACCTTGTCTTTGTTCACGTCGGTCATCTTCGGCTTTCCGTCTACGATCTGGCTATATCGTTGCTTCTTTGTCTCGAGCTGCTTGACGGCATCCCGGCGCTTCTTGCCGATGTAGATCCCCTCGTCGATCCCGTTTTCAAGACTTCGAATATCCTCTGCGAGTTCCTTCACATTCTCCGTGAAGTACCAAGCGGGGTAGTCAGAGGCCACTTTGCCCTTATCATTCAAATCCACTTCCGTGAACCACTTAATATCAGATGCAATTTTTGGTTTAGGCAGTTCCCCCGGCGCTGATACTGCCGTCACCGGAACAATCAGCCTCTCCTTCAGTTCCTTGACTTGCTCTTTCAGTCTGGCAAGTTCGATGTCTTTTGACCTGCTCGGCCTCTTCTTGCTTGCCCTTGCGTTTGCCATACGTTCCCTGGCCGCTTGCTTCTTAGTATCCGGAACTGCCATTACTTCCTCGTTTGTTTTGTAAGCTATCTCTTCCATCTTTCGTTCTCCTTTCATCTGGGTGGCTTTCGCCTTATCGCCTTATTTCTTCCACGTGTTCTATGAGTGATTTATCTATCCATCCTGCTCCTGTCTTCTTTTCGATGAACCGGCACTTATCAATTTCTTCATGAGTTAGTGAAGCACTACCCCATTCCTTATGAAGATTCGCCTCTGTTTCCGAACGGCTTTTACCCATTCGGTTTCTACCCTTGATTTTAATCAGCATATTTTAGGTGGGGGAATATAGCGTCCCCCGTCGCTTCAAAAGGTTAGCGAGTAATGACAGAAGCCTGACCCTCAACCGTTTGTTCGACCATACAATTTACAGTCAAAACAGTAGTGGGAACATTGCCAATCGTCCCCGATGCGGCCAGTAAAGCATCTGCCGTTGCGCTGGTATAAGCAAAACGGCAATTTGAAATTATCCCGGCAATTCCGGCGGAAAGTGCAATGAACTTGTTGGTTCCATGGCTGGGCAGGTTATCATTGAATTGACAGTTGTTAATTACCAGCCCATAACCGGAATCCGCGTTGGAATAAATGTCAGTATCACGTCCCGTATTTATGCCGCTGAAAATACAGCCTTCAATAATAAGAGAATTGATGGCTGCGGAAGTCGAACGAAACATAATACTGTTCAAATTGTCCTTAAAGAGACAATTCTGGACTTTCGAGAATATGGGAGTTTCAAAATGAATCCCGCCTCCCGTTGTCGCCGCATGTCCCTTGACATTACGAATCGTACAGTTACGAACAGTTAGCCCGCTGCTTAGAGATAAAGTCCCATCATTAGCTGCATAGATGACACTTATATCCCCGGTCTGACTCGTGCCTGTCCATTCCATGCCTTCGGTGAGAAACCCGGCTGCTTTCACAATCAATACGGATGTAGCGGCTCCCGCTACCGTTGTTTTGACCGCCGGACCCAAATACGGGCGATCCCGATCTTGAGCACAACCGATAATGGCAATCTGGGGCTTGGTTATTGGAACGACTATATTGTCGAGATAGTAACTCTGTGCAGATGCGGCGGTCGTCCTCGGACGCACATATATGGTCGCACCTCTCGACGCTAATGCGACAGCGGTCGAAGGAATATCAGCCGAATCATCCGGTGACTGCCCGCCATTACCGGCAAGTCCATTATCCCCGTCAACAAAGAAAATGTTTTCGGTGTTCCACATATCTGCGAGTCTTGCACCGCCGATATTAGGCGTTGCAAAAACCCCGTATGGAAAATTTGTGATACTCATTTTACTACTCCTTTCTGTATGTGACACCGCCCTGTCTTTACTCTCATGCGCTGCCTGCCCGACTCTAACGGACACTTACACGGTTGATCCGGGCAGGGGGCTTTTGAGTTACCCCCTACCCGAATGTTGAAAACTTAGCTCACCTGATGGAAGTAAAACGCTTGCCATCCAAGGAAGCCGTAACCCCAATAGCTGTACAGGGAGAACTTCAGACGGTAGGTCTCAAAGTCGATCTTTGCCCCACCCTGGTCTTCTATCCTCGTTTTCCATACCGCTAATTGCTTCAGAAGGTTCCAATCAACCATGATCCAGCTTTTCGTGCTGTAATCATTGAAATACTGGGAGGTTTTATACTCCCACTTGCGGTTGTGCTGTACGTTGACGGTATGGTTCGCCGTGTAAAGTCCTAACGGCGTTGCCGTCACTTCCTCGAACTTCTGATCGAGAGTCGTAGGACCGATGAAGCCGTCCGGGGTAATGGCAAGAATTTCACCATTCAGACCCCGGAATCCCCTCATCAGGATTCTGGTAGCTTCAACCGCCGTCGGGCTGAAAGCCGAACTGCCCAAGTTGCTATAACCACCCGCCGAAGTCGTGACATAATCATTCTTCGTCGTATGGCTGGAACTGGCAATGGGTACGCCTTCCTCATTCCACGGCATGAAATCAAAGGCTGCTGAATTGAGCTTTGCATACCCTTTGATTGCCGCTTTCTCCTTGGTGCGATGTGAAGCCATAGTAAACTTTCTTGGCCAGTCTTTCATGACCGGATAAAGATTGTTCTCCCAGAGTTTCCTTTCCACTTCTACGCCAGCGGCAAACTCGCCAGGTTCGATTCTGACCCCAAATCCTGGAGCCACATCCAGATATGTTAAGGTCCCATTGAAACGCGGGATATCCGGTAGATCGCTGACGCCGTATTTCTCGTAATATGCGGAATCCAGTCCCGCTTCGGTATAGAGGGTTTCCCGCAGCGACTCGCGCTGATGCAGTTCCTCTGTGACCTCGCCGGTAACTTTATCCCACCCCTTCCGTACTAACTCCTGAAATCTTGACTGATTCATAGGATTACTCATCTAAACTACCTCCTTACGCTCTACCACAGAAGTGTGAAGCATTGAACGTGAAGGTGACCTTTTCTTTTCCAGCTTCCTTCAGATCAAGTGAATGCACGTCAACCATGTAGTTGGCCGTGATAACATCTGCGACGCAATCAAAACCCATCCCGATGGGCGCCGTATTTAGGTTCGCATAACAAGTACCAACCTTGAACGGAACCCTAACGAACGTATCCGTTACCGCCAGATCATAGGGCCAGTAGGTCGTAAACGTCTTGACTGTCTGACTGACATCCAAATCAACGCGGTAAATCCCGGCGTTAGCTCCTGTGCGGCAATATGTCGTGCTGCACTGTGCCATGCTTGCCATCGTGAGCCCGTCGGAATTGGTCGTCATACCAACACCCGCCGCCGTAACTGCCGTCGGCGTAAGAACGGTAGGCGCAGTTCCATAAGTCCCCATAAAGATCGGACCCTGCAATACCGTACCGGGGAAAATACGAGCGATCTGAACCAGAGGCTGAGGATCACCTTTTACAAACATGCCCTCATTCCCCATCTTCATAATCGCTTTCTGTTCTGCCTGCGTCTGAACGGATGTGATGTACTGTCCGTAAGTCGCATCGGTTAGTTCTGTCATCGGGTAGTTATTCATACCCGTGACAACCCCAAAGATTACCTGCTTGCCCGTATCCGCCAGTGTGGTAGACACGATCAGCGGGGCCGCGCCATTGTGGGTTACGCCCAGGCACTGTACGAGCTGCCCGACATAAAGCGAGGTAGCTCCTACAACCCTGTCAACAGGCATCCACAAACTGTAAATGGTGGGAGTTCCACCGACCACTTTGAATCCCATAATTCTCTCCTTTACTTATATTGTCTCGTCCCGCAAAACGGACACCCTGACGTGACCTTGCTGTAAAAATTGTGCATTACCGTCACCGGATTCCCGTCTGAGTCGAGTTGCATTAAATTCATTGTCGCGCCGTCTTCTACGGCCAAGCGAACATCGCGGCCATTGTCCGAACCGGGAAACTCAAATGCCGAAGCTCCCAAGTTCAGATAGGAAGGCACATCCGCCTGATCCTTGACGACGTATCCTACGCCATTGCCTAACTTGTCCCTGTCGGTCCTGCATATAAACCCGCAGTTCCAACACCTGAAAAACGTGTCCGACTGATCCTTGACAACGCGACCATCAATGTAAGAAGCGGCCCCGAAGATCGGGATAGTGCGCTTCTGTACCGGAAGGCGACGCTTGTCATATCGAGTGTAACGACTCTGGTTCATCCGATTCCCATCTCCGCAAGAGCATCTTCACCCAGAAGCCGGGCCATGTCCTGTTCCGGTCCCGACCATTTTGAAGTATCGGCTTTTTTGGCCTCAACCTTGGTCGCGCCGGGAACATTCACCCCACCGGCAGGCTTGCCGAGACTGACGACCTTTGCAGGCTTCTGCTTTCTAAGGATAGATTTTGTCGCATTGCGATAATTAATGAGAAAATCTTCCTTAGCATCGCGCTTGTAAACCTGGTTGTAGGTCAAGTCTTTGGTGTCGGTCATGAGCTTGTAAACCTCCGCATCTTCTTCGGGATCAAGCATGTCCTCCACCATCTTGGCGTATTCCATACCGTACTTCTGGTTTGACTCCTGCTCCTGCTTGGATTTGGCGGCGCCCTGTTTTTCGATGTCCTTCAGGAGTCTTGCCCGGTCTTGCTTCACGAAGTCCCTGATTTCCTCTGCGGTAGGATTTTCCGGCAATGCAAGTTCCTCTTCCACTTCTGGAGCGGCAACTTGACTGCGTTCCTTGAGAAAATCGAGAGACCCCTTGATCTCTCCCAGTGTGTCTTCGAGCCGTTTTACCTTCCTTCCGAGTCTTGATTTCTCGCCATGAGGAATCAGAGCATCTTCCTCTGTTTCCTCTTCCGGTTTCGCAGCTGCGGCCTCGGCGGCTTTTGCGGCCTCGGCTTCTTGTGCGGCTGTTTCGGCGGCTATCTCCTCCTCGGTCTTTACTGGTACTTCTTCCTTCTTGACTGGTTCTTCGGTCTTCAAAAGTCTTTCGGCGTCCAAAATTGCTTTTTCATCTTGGTTATCGGCGTCATTCATTTTGAGAACCTCCTTTCACTTTATTTACGCTATCCTTGTATATGGATAGTCGATCATATATTTTCTGAAGTCTCTTGTGGAGAAGTTGAAGCGCGATTACATCCCTCTGCGCCGCCTCCCCTTTGTCGATAAGCCCCTCATATATCTTGTTAATCAATTCCGAATGTTGCTGGACATCATCCCGTAAGAACTCCGCACCCATCTCGGACTGCATCATCTCGACAAACGGGCGTAGTTTCTCAATCGTGGAAAGGGTCGTCAGACCGCGCTTGCCGACTACTGTAAGATATTTGCGAGTGTCTTCCGGGGTTATCATTGCATTGTTCCTCTCGCGCCCATCTCCGGGGTTGACTGCTCGACCTGATTCTGGTTACTCACCGCCGGAGGTTTCCCGTCTTCTGTCGATGTCGCTCCCTGTCCTTCCGGTTGAGGTTGCGCCTTAGAAAGTTGCCTTAGCATCGTTGCAATCTCCCGATACTCGCTCCCCATCAACAGAGCCTCTTCACCGATTATCATGGAAATAATAGGAAGCATTTCTTTTGGCACGATCTTTGCAAGGCCCATGATCCGGCCCATCATTTGGTCCCACACCTGTACTTTCCGCATCTTCTGGTGTTCGCCTTCGATGTTCTCAGAAATAGGCACATAGGTATAGTCGGAATTCGGATCGAAGAACTGAGAGAGCTCTTTTCCAAGCATCTTCTCTATGGTCTCCGGGCGCATAAACCTGTACGCCATCTGGAGCATCATCTGATAGAACTCAACATCAAAAGTGTACGTCCAAGTGAGTCCCTTTAGATTCCCGCGAGCGTTTGTCCTTCCCTCGGCACCCGCGATAGCCGTCGCCGTCGTGGAGGTCTTTTCGGGCAGTCCGCCCATCGTGGTAGGGAATATCGCATCGAGTTCTGAAGATTGGGACTTGATGAAGGAAAGGGTCTCCATTGCTCCCTGCACGTTGTCCCGAATCTTCAATTCCTTCAAGTCTGTTTCAATATTCTCAACAAGGGTAATGTGTTCCGGTTTGATTAATACCGTTGGATTGTTTTCGATAGCATCCCGCCGCCCGATCATGGACGGCAGGGTGGCCAGCATTACCCGGTCGTTGGAGATATTGAACGTATCGTTTGCAGCGATGTTCATTTCCCGTAGGTTTTTGCCGTCGCTCAGTCCAGTATCCTTTGTCGGGTGGATGTAACACCATCCTCGGATGATGGGCTTGTAGGGTTTCCCTTTAGCGTCTATTGCCCAGGTGGGCCGGAACCCGATCAAGGTAAAGTCAGATCCGCTTCCGGCAAAGGTTATGATAGCCTCAACCATTTCAGCTTTGTCCGCCAGGACTCCATTATCATCATATCCCGGCTCGATTGTAATGGGCAGTTGAGTCTCCGGGTCTCGTTCTTTTACTTTTGCCCATATTGACCCGTACCGATCCAGAATATCCATGGAAGGGTCAACCTGCTGGAATACAGTCTGTTTTGTCCCTTCTCTTCCGCCTAATTTATTGAATGATTCTTTTGAAGTATCCGTTTCAACGGAAGACTTGACCCTGCGGTTCTTTTCACCGCTGAATAACTTCTCCTGCAAAACGTCCATATTGAAGTATCCAAACTTTGCCCCGTCCGCTTTGATCTGACTAAATCGCTTCTCTGACCTCAATATCACAGAGGATTTCTGCTGGATTGAATACGAATAGCTAAAATCGGTAAAAACATTCCGAGCGTCAAACACATCATAATTGATCCGATCCACGACCACATTTTCTACTTGTTGCGGTTCTTGCGGGACACTCACTTGCTTCGGGACAACATTCCCCATCTCATCAAAATCCCGTACAATAACAGATAGCGGAGGCGGTTGAACCGTTCTCGTCATCACTTCCTGCTCGGGCCACATGATCGCATATACTTGGCCGTAGAGCCAGTTTATCGTGCGAGCCCTGATCCTCTTATGGAAGTGGTAAACATCTTTAATATTCAACAGCTGATTGATTAGGGTCTTCGCAGCTTTCGCCTTCATCTTGTCGTCCGGCTGATTCCCTTCAAGGTAAATGTCAACGAAGTCGCGGGACTGAAAGTCTTGCTGAGCCCATGTCGCGGAATCCGTGAGCATGTGCGAAAGAAGGAGCCCGATGAAAATATCTGAATTCCAGTCGTAATTCTTTTCCGACCGGACAAGTTCAACCATGTCGAGCACGCTTTCGTAGTCCGAATATTGTTGGTTGTTATTCGATTTCCACGTAGTATATTCGGAATCTATGACGAGATTCTTTATGATTCCCTCTGCCAGTCCGAATTTGCCTTCGAGTGGAGATTTCTTTTTAGACATCAATTCACCTTAAACGCGCAACCAGTAATGAGTTTTTTCAACGGTTTCCCGCAGTACTGACACTTAACTTCCTTGTCAGAATCGGATAGAGGGACAATCGCCTCAAACATCTTCTCACATTTCTTGCAGACAAAACAGTACAAAGGCACTACATCGCCCTCCCCCTACTCTTCTACTTTTGTTAATACCCTATAATCAAAGTCGTCTGTGTATGTTTTATTGATGCCACCTGACCATGCACATCTCACAAACCCCCTCATGGGTTTCACGGAAATGACTTGCATTAGCGCACCACCACTATTTAGACGAACAAACTGCCCCACTTGGAATGTATTCATTACCCTGCTCTCCCTTGATAGAACCTCGGCGCGTGAAATTCCTCTCTTGCCGACATATAGGCATTCGGCACCTTGAATCGAGAATCCTTAAAAATGGCTTCTAAGCACCTATTAAAATGGGAGTATTTACTTTCCCTTTTGTCTTTCTTCTCTTTGGTTATGATTGCATCCCGGTCAAGCCACTCCTCCATTTTCCAGTTTTTGAGGCTCCTCGCCGTCTCCTGGCAGTTGTCAAAGATCCACAGTGTTGGAAGTCTCTGTTTCTTCCCCGCAGACATCTGGAGGTTGTTGAACGGCTTACCGCATATTTTGGAATTTATCAACCGTTCTCGCACCTTGTCCTCACCCTTAGTCGTCTTGTCATCCCAGGATTCCCAAGCGGTCGCCTTATCGTACCCCAAGTGGCCAGCCTCCCGGAACATGCGGTTCATATCCTCTACGGTGCTGGTGTTCGTAATCGTCTGCTTCTCAGTCGCTAATTTATCTATGAGATTTATCCGGTAAGAATACTCAAGACTTCTCTCAAACATCTCTTTGCAGATTCCCAAAGTCGTCCAGGTATGTGGATCAGGGTTCATCTCCTGCCAGACAAAAGCCTCATCGTCCGGCGAAAGAGCAATCCAGACAATAGCCCACGGGACGGACTGGTGGTAGTCGATCATCCGAGCAAATCTCCAACTCGCCGGTAGTCCTTCTGCGAAGTACTTTTTTTCTGGTATGACATGCACAGACCATTGAAACTCTTTGTGAACAGCTCCAGTAATTTGTCTAAACACCCCATAACGACGCATCGCAACAGTGTCAGGATCATCGTACATAAAAACAGAGTCGAGGTAATCAGATACAGACTCGTAAGGGAAATCTTCCCTCTTAATCTTCCCATCATTGATCTCCTGCATCTTCCGCTTTATCATCAAAGCAAATATCGGGTTATCGTCCGAAGCGGCCTGCAATACGCAAATATCCTGCCTGGAGTCCGTTTTCTCGACCTGCTTTACTACCTGCCCATATTGTTTCTTCAGGAAGGCCCTCACGCAAGGCGTCCTAATATACATCCTGGCTCTTTCGTAGAGCTCCGTAAACATCCATCCAGCCTCCACGGGGGTCAGGCCCGCGCAGAATTGCCCGTTTGTCGTGGCCAGACGAGGCAGGGATTCTTCATAAAACTCGTAGGGACATACCTCATCAACTATGATCGTTCGTCGATCCACCCCGGCGCCAGCCTGCGTACTCTGCCCATACGAAACAAACTCAATCGTCGCCGGTTTGCCCCCCAAGACAGGTTGAACAGAAATCGTCGGAACCCGTGCAGTTATGTCTTTCCGTATCAATGTACTCGGAAGCTGGTACTTCAGTTGCGGATATACCGTGTTCCTTACCTCGTTCTCCTTGTCCTCTGGAAGTAGCTCCGCCGCAAATCTAATCACCCGGCACTTGTCCTCCGGTTTAATGTTGTGTTCCGAAATCGGACACTGGCCTAAAATAGGATATATTGCCTTCGCCCGCACCAGAGCCTTAGTTTTCCCGAATCGGTTGCCGGTGACAAACAAAAGAACCTTATTCCGAATCTCCAGAATAGTCTTAAAAACATCCGTCGGAATGAAGTCAGCAAGGCCAATGTACGGGGTCAGATCAATGTCGCTCAGGTCCTGCTCAACCATCCTGCCGCCTTGCCGGGTTTTTCAATCCATCTACCATCCGCAAAAACCGCCGCATCCTGGACGTACCCTGTTTTATTCTCTCAAAACCTATTTTCAAAGGACGAACTCCCAGGGTCCCGTCATCTTTTACGGGATGAACGTACTTATCAAAATTCTCTTCCCAAGGAGCAGACATCCAACCCCTCCCTTTACTTCTTTTTCTTCTTTGCCTTTCTCGCCGATGAATGAGCCGCCGCAGTCGCTATGCTCGCCAAGGCAGCCTTCAACGGCTTTCCCGTCCTCTTTGCATACGTCCTGGCCGCCTTCTTTGTCTTCTCCGAAGGATGAGAACTCATCTCCTTCGCGTTCTTTCTGATCGTTTTTTTACTTGACCCCTTCTTGAGCGGCATGGTTTTATCCTTTCATCTTGGCCCATGATATCCAAGATGAATATGAGTATCATGTCCCAATCCCTTAAATACATTATCTTGAAGAATCTGTTTGTCACTCCATGCAGCAAGATTCCACAAGGCCAAGTATATCCGATCATCCATAAAGATATAACATAAAGGAAACACTTTTATAAACGCAAGGATGAAATTCAGCGCTCGCTTAATGTCAAAATTCTCTGTTATCGTTCCATCAGATCCAAAGATTTTGAAACTTCCATCAAGAGAGAAATACTTTGCATCAACAGCCCATCCCTTGCAATGAGTTCCTATGGGATGGTTCGGCGGATCGCTTCCATCAGAAGTACCCGCATCGAGGATATACAGTTTTTTGAATTGCCGATCAGGAAACTGTATGATATTTTGTTGCATCAAAATAGTCAACTGGTCGAGATATTCCTTTGCAAGATACTGATTAAGTCCATGAAACTCAATATAATCCGAATCCTCAATCTTAACAATAGTACTGCCGTTAACAGGCGACGCCGCGATGGGTGGAGCCGTGATAGGCGGAGCCGTGATAGGTGGATCGGCAGGAGACGAAGTAGAAGGAGGAGTCACTGCTGTCAGAACATAAAGGTCTGCAATTAATGACGATATGGTATCTAATTTTGCTTTTATAGCTTCTGAATCCACAATGAAAATTCCCTTTATTAAAAGATCATGATGTTATTTCTGTTGTAACTCACTGGTCCGACCGCCGGTCCTATCAATTCCAATTCTCCCATCATCAGAGAATTGCCGCCGCAATTCGACGTTATGTCCATCAACCAATACCGATAAGCAGACGTGGTATAACCGAGTGTGAAAGTTTTCATCTCATTCGCGCCGGACCAGGATTGTCCGGTTTGAGTATCAACCGTTGTCCAAGAAGTCCCGTTAGCGCTTCCTCTAATAGTCCAAGCGTTAGGTCCATCAAGGAAGTCAACATAATCATAAGGGAAAGACACGGTGTATGAAGTAATACTCTTAGTAATTCCCTCTCCCAAATCAACCTCAATCCAACCCGTCGTAGCAAGATAGGAATACCAAGAATTTGTAATTATATTTAAATGATCGAAAGAACGATATGCTTCATAGCCTGGAGCGTATTCCGCAGAAAACGTAATGACACACGGACTGGTATCAGAGATTTGTACATCCGTTATGCAAAGTGGATTATGCGAATATACCGCCATTCCCTTCTCCTACGGGGTCACGAAGATCATCTCAACGGTGAGATCCGAAGCATCTCCGGCTCCGTTCTTCACCGCCGTTATTTCAATCGCTTCGCTCGGGTTGATGTCATAGGCCGCAGTCGCAATGTCCACGACCGTTGCATACCATGTTTTAGCGGCCGTGAGCGTCAACCCTCCTGCCGTCGTGCAAAGCTCGGTCCCGTTGATCCTCACCGAAGCTGTGCCTTTCGTGCTGCTGTCCACCGTGTCGGAATATATTTTGAAATGAACGCAATACGAAAGAGGCAAGGCCCATATCACAGACGATTTCAGGTCAGAAGTAATCAGGGCGGTATTGGTCGCATCCTCGTAAGTTGACGGGATGATGATGACTACCTGCCTGATAGTGCCTCCGCCGTAATACAGGGCCGTCACGTCCCCACTCAGGGCCGCGCCGTTGACGGTCAAAAGGTTGCTGACAATGGTTCCAACCATTCCGTACTTTGTCACGCCGCCGATGACATACTTCAGCGGCATATTCGCTAAAATGGTCGCCGTCAAATCGGAAGTCATGGTCAAAGTGGAAGTCGATGCAGGGGTAGCGGTGAACGTTCCGACGGTCTGTTTCCATCCGGGCGCCACCCCGCTTGTCCAGTCGGTTCCATCAGAAGTCAGCACATTACCTGCCGTGGAAGGCGCAACCGAAGGCACGTTGTGGGAATCCTTCAACGCCTTCGCAGAGGCAAACTTAGTATTGTTTGTCCCCGTGTCCAACTCTGCGCCAGTGGCCACAACGCCAGCAGGAGCCGCCCCGCTGATCCAGTCTGTTCCGTCGCTTTGTAAAACATTGCTTGCCGTTCCGGGCACGACGCTCGGAACGTTGTGACTGTCTTTTAAGGCTTTGGCCGAAGCGAATTTGGCATTGTCCGTGCCGGTATCCAGTTCCGCGCCCGACGCGACAACCGCCCCGGAAGCCGCCGCTATCGCCGTCACAACCGCCTTACTTGTCGGAATCACCGTATCGGAACTTGCCAGCGTCCCAGTATCCACCGCCGTTACCGTCGCCGCCGCGCTATTGACAATGGAAAGAGCCTGCCCGGTAACAACGATCGGGGCCGATACCGTCACAGCGGCATGTGTAGCCGCAGCTGAAGCGTTAAGTTGCGTCGAGGTGGCTGTCAGCGCAACAGCTTCGTTAATCTTCGGGGATGTCAGGGTCTTGTTGGTAAGCGTCTGCACCGCCGTCAGAGTCACAAACCCGGCCAACGCCGTCCCCGAATCCTCTATCAACTTACCCGTGCCCCCGGAAAAAGACGCGAAGTTCCCGGCTATCGCCGTGGTGTTGTTGTAAACAATATTCCCGGAAGCCGACGGCGCTGTCAGTATCCCTACATTGCTGCTCGTCGTGGTCGTGTACTCAACACCCCCGCTCGACTTTGAATAAACAATGTCAAACGCCTGTGGATAGGTGTAATCCCCATCACTTACATAAAATACGAAAGACCCCGAAGCATCACTCAAAACACTGTAAACCGCAGGCGTGCTCACCGCAGTTGCATATATCTTCGCAGGCGTAGTCGTCCCCGCCAAGAAGACACTCACCGTCACCCCTTCCAGTACACGCCCATTCTGGTCCTTCGTGATCCCGTTCAGTTCCTTCGGAAACCTATACCTGGCCATCTTTACTCCTAAGTATTACTGATAAGTTTCAATAACGGCAATTCCTCAACCACCCCTGTCTCGGTATGGTTGTGTACTTCAATTTTCCCCGCGTGAATCTCACGATGGCAGTTGGAACAGACAATAATACACTTAGCAATTTCAACCTTTACCTTTTTTAAAGACTTCTGTATGTCCGATATTGTCTGCTCTTTATCGCGTCTTATATGGTGGAACTCTATCGCTGACAAACACTTCACATAACCGCACAATACGCAACCAGTTGCCTTGATAGCATCAATGTAATCACGAATCTCATGACGACATTTCCTGTCATGCCGCCTATGATTCTCTCTCTGTTGCGCAGTAGATCTCAAATTTTACCCCTTGCGTGTTGAACGGGATTGGTATCTGTGGCACCTCTACCTCCCCTAAAACCGGTCATCCCCTCCCCTCCACCGCACGCCACTAAACAACCATCACGCTCCACTATCAACAGCCAATGTCTTATAACATACATTATGACAACCAATTATGTCAACTATCATCACCTAACCCCTTGATATGATTGGTGGAGGGAGTTGTGAACAGGGTGGAGATAGGTTGATGGAGAAGTTATCAACAACTGAGATCGATCAAACATCAATAGCATCCTCCACTTGGAGCATAGAGCCGGTGCCGGTGTCGTTGTGTGCGATCTGCTGGAATAGTCTGCTTATACTTTCCGGCATTTCATGTTGGTTGATCTGAGTTAGGTTGTAGACGACTGTTCCTGGCTGGGGGTTCGCATGGCCGATGATGATCTGGGAGGCTTTGAGAGAGAGGGTCAGGGTGTCTTTGTCTGCTTGTTTGGTGGTTCCCATCGCAGCCAGCCGGCAGAGGGTACGTCGGGCGGGTTTCAGCCCTCGTTGCATGAGGGCGGATATTTCCTGTTCTATGTAAGCTCGGACTGATTGACGGTTTCGGGTGACGGTGGAAGGATGTACACCGAGGGATTGCGCGATAGTGCAGCCAGGGACCCCCTCGAGGGTCTTTTGTGCGACGATGGCCTGTTGGGCTGGGGTCATGCTTGAGGTCCTATTCGCTCCGCTAACGCTTTGCTACTGCTGGGGCCAGCATTAAGAACAAGGTTTACGCACTCGAAAAGGGTATTGACACTATTTTCATCTGTCTTATGATTACATATTAGCACGGTTTTTTTGATTTGTCAAGGGGAATTTTAAGAAAAGATTTGAAAGTGGCAATAGGGGCAGAGTTTAGGCTCGCGGTGAGCTTCGGTGATCCTATACCGTATCCGGCATGATGGGCACCGTCTCATGAGATCCCTGTCGGTTGGCCAGTTGTATTCACTGTCGGCCTGATAGATGTCGTCCAGGAGTTCAAGCAGACCTTCGGCGTCAATACCTAATCGCCCTTGACGAAATAGCCTGACCAGATCCTGTCTTGTCCCTTCCAGATCCATGGCCTATATCATACGCCGTTTTGGTATCATGTCAAGGGGAATTATGGGGAAAAAGTATCCACTTAGTATCCAGTTTTGAAGAAATTAATTATGGGCGGATGTTATGTAAACTATTTTCGGATACTTTGTATCCACCTTTTTGGATACTTATTGAACAGTTTTCGGATACTTTGTATCCAGTATCAAGCGTTTACGATATGGCATCCGTTCTATTTTCGTTCTACGATAATTTTCTTTTGTAGGACTGGCGCGGCTTTCCTGATGTTGGCCTATGGTTTGGCATGGGCGTTGCATCATATAAGGCAAAGCTCATTCACAACCAAATCAAGAGAATCCAGAACCACTTGACCGGGGGCACCTGGGGTTAGTCCAGGGAGAAACGGCGGGGCGGATGGCAGGGAATACAGCTTGCAGGCTGTGAAATGTGCCGGAGAAATGGAGAATATTATGGAAGGCATGACCACGGGAAATCTGAGCGAGTATCATTATAAAGTTGTTGAATTGAAACAGAAAAACGATAAGATGGTGATTGCAATCAAGGGAGCGATTGCTGCATTATCGCAAAACAAAACATTCCAAGCGGATATAGACGCAGCAAAAGCATTTTTAAATGACTCCCTTACCTAACAGCCACCGGCACATCTTAGAGCCTGCAAGGTGCAGGAAATAAAACAGGAGGACATCATGACAAAAGATACAACAATAAAAAACCTAACAGCGGATCGGGATTATTGGAGGGAATGCTACCAGAGCGCAAAGGAATCCAATACATCAATCAGGGGCTGGATGAAGGAAAATGCTCCTGATGTCTGGCGGCGATATGAGCAGAGTATTTTGTTAAATTGTATGTACGGCGGCGAAATCAAATAAAACAGGAGGGAAGGAAAATGAAAAAGCATTACATCGCAATGACGGGGTCTTGGAGCGGGTACGGATATGCCTCACCCATCAACAGGGATAGAGCCAAGCGTCTCATGAGATACGCCACAGGCATAGAACATCATCCGGGGTACGGGATTGCTGTTCATCTATCCGTATGCCCCAAAGAAGGGCGGTTTGCGTTAGAGCATGGAGCGGCACCCGAACATCGTTTACTGATTTGGAAGTAAAGAACATCACGCTGGCCTCACAGCCTGCAAGGTGCAGGACATAAAACAGGAGGGAAGGAAAATGAAACATGAGATGACGGTCATTGATGAAGAAACAATCGGTTGCACTTGCGGCAAATGGTCACGGAAGATCAAATATGAAACGACTGACAAACAAATGACGGCATGGCATGACAGCCATAAAAAGAAAAACACATAACAACACCCCGGCACGACGGGGAGAAGGGGGACATCATGACAGCATCGGAAATCATCAAATCAGAAGGGCTGCAACTTATCAGACCGCGAAAGGTTGACCATGTAAAGGGGACGCCGTGGCAATACGACGTCAAGGAGGCGTTTACGGGCAGCAAGAAGGGCTTTGTTTATATGGACGCCTTCACGAAAAACGCCATGAGGACCGTTTATAATGCGCTTTCAGAGGAACACAAAGCAAGGTTTGACAATATCCATATTTTGAGGTTGGTAGATTTTACCTGGGAACATGTTCATTAACCTCTTACCCTGAAAGGAGAAAAGACGATGATAATCAATGCAGGATATGGCGACGACGGGAAAATACGACGGCTTAGGCTTGCGCCGGAGGATATCGAGGAGGCGGTAGCGCGTTGCGGCTGGACATGCTTAAACAATGCCGAGGATATCAACGACGCGGACCGGGTAGCGTTGAGACGCCTCCGGTTGCAGGGACACGCGACAATGACGACGGAATCAGGGGCAGACGCCCTGAAATGGTGGAATGATCGGCTTATAACAGCCTAACCTTCACGGGGACCGCGCCCCCGGAAGCGCGGAGAGGAGGAGTTATGAAACACCACGGAATCAGATACCTTTTGGACAACTCGGATGAAGTGAAAAAATGCAGAAAACTGTTTAAGGATAATGACATCCCATCCGTCTCTGGGGGAAAGCGGTTTTGGGTTAAGGTGCAATCTCGATATGGGTTAAAATGCGACAAACTCATTGATGAATTGAAGGAGGCGACACAATGACAGAGCCATTTGAAAACGAATGGACGGCAGAAGTGGACCGCTTGCGAAAGGTCCACGACGAAATGGCCCTTAACATCGAGGGCAAGCAATCCCTGATTGACAAGATGGTCCACGAGAACGTGGTGCTGGTCGAGGCATTGCGGAAGTTGCTTCTTGCGGTACTGGCACGAGAATCAGCCGGCTATTTTGACGGATGGAACCATGTCAGTATGGAGCACCCGATTGAGCAGGCCAAGGCCGCGCTTGAAATGGCGGTGAAATAACGCAAAGGAAAGGGAGGACGGGAATATGAAAGCAACAGCGGGACCGTGGGGAGTGAGTTTTAATGGGAAATGCACCTGGACTATCGAGGAGGTCGGTGGGAATCATCAATATATCGCCCGATGTGAAAGACAACAGGACGCCCGCCTCATCGCAAGTTCGCCGGAGCTACTTGAGGCGTTGATGATGGCTGTACGTTATCTTGAGCATCCCGACGTCCTGGCCGTGACGAACCTCATGGCACTGCCGGGACAGGTAGTCATTGACCGTATTCGCGCCGCAATCGCCAAGGCCGAATAGAGAGGGAGTGGAAAATATTTGTCAGAAATATAGATCAGTTTTTCTGACAAGAATTAGGGCGGGGGAGAAATCCCTCGCCCTTTTTTTATGCAATTTTCCCGCTCGGGAGGATGCGCCTGTTTTGAACTTCAAAATCTCCATTTTTCTCAACATTTACTAAAGCAACGCCCCAGTTCCAATCGTTTCCATAAGGGTTAAAATCAGGGGAAAGATCCGAAAGGCAGCCGAATGACCAGCAGGTAAGTAAATTCCCTTGTATATTTTTAGCTGTATGTTCACTCGTGGTATGGCAATGCGAGCACGCCGCCCATGATTTTGTGCGCATGAATAAACCGCGAGCTGGATTGACGGCACGATTGATATTTGCGATTTCATGGCCGTGAATGATGGGCAGTTTCCCCGCCATAACGATTTGATGGTAGTCTAAAAACTCGATTCCCCTATATTCAAGGCCGAGGATATCATCGACGGCCTGGAGGGGGAGGCCGATCATTTCCGGGGCCTTCTGCTGGTAATAACGCGGCAAGCGATATTCATGATTTCCGGGTTTGTAAACTTTCAAGACTTTTGGAAATTCGTGGTCAATGAAATCAAGGAAATCAATGAATATTTCAACCTCTTTATCGAAATCCCGTTTCCTGCCCGAAGGCCAGTAGGAGATCGACGCGCAGTCCTGGAGATCCCCATTGAACAGAATTCCCGTCACCTTTTCCGCCTGCCCGAACTTCACGGCGGTTTCAATGGGCTTTGGTTCATGAAATGGGATATGGAGATCAGACAGGACAAGCCAGAGGCCAACGGGGAGCTTGTAAGGATTCCGGGTTTTGCGCCACGTTGGAGGTAACGCTTGGGGGGAGTGGTGGATAAAGTCTTTTTTTGATTTCCTGTTTCCACCTCCACTTTTGCCGACATGATAACGAATTATCCCTCGAATATTTTCGAGGTTTCCATCAAAGACAGGCCCGTAATTATGTAGGATGTAACGGGCCAGCGTCCGCGTTGGTAAATGTTCAAACCTCCTGATTGCATCTTGGACAATTTCAGATTTTGTCATAAGTATATCTCCAATTCCTCAATGATTTTATGCTTTATCTTTTTCCGACGGTTATGGGTCCGCGCCTGCCATAATTCAAACAGCAATTCAATAATCTCGGGGTCTGCTGCGGGGGGAAGAAAAATTGGCATCTCCTTGAAGCAATCCTCATTGCAGCCCCCATATTCAACGCGATAATATCGCCAACTGTCAAATTCCGGGGGCAGGGCGGCATAGTTCAAAATGAATTGTTCGGTAAGACTTACCGGCACATATTTACTTTTGATGGTTTTTTTATCCATGTTATACTCCATGCGCCATTTGTGTTCTGTGTGGCCTATTTTCGGCCCTTAAAATATAACTTTCCACTACTTTCCCCCTTTTTTCTTCCCCTTTGTAGCGGAAAAGATATCTCCAAAAATGTCTTGCCATCCTTCCGGCAAATCAACCGCCGGCTTCTCTCCGGTCACGCACGGGCAAAGTTTGCCATTCGCAAATCCGGTACCTTGGCAAATAGGACATGGCTTACTTTTTTCCATGTAATTTCTCCACCGTCAAAATGCACCCCAAGGGGATGTTAAATTCGCGGTTTGTGACCCTTACCACCCCTTTTGTGATGCTGTGGTCTCCCACCATTCGTAGATAATTATCTTTTTGCTCGACGAAAAACCCTAACGATTCGATTTTCATCGCAGGATTAGATTCCTTGAAATCTGGCAAATTCATCCACTTGTCGGCGGGGGAGTTCGCGTCAAGCCACGTTACAAGAATAGCGGTCATTTTCTTCATACGTCAATCTCATACCATGCGTTAATGTCAAGGCTGTCCGGCACCCTGATTTCCTTCAGCTTATCCAAATCCTTGTCGATCTGCCAAATGTCGTCAAAGTGCCTTTGCCGTTCACGCAGTAGCCAGAATTTCATGGCGACCAGTGCAGGAACGGAATTGACTGAGATTTTTTCGGTCACTTTTTCAATTCCCCTTGCTTTCCTATCCTTTCAACAAGCGGACCCCATCCATCCGACCGTTTGTGTTTCAAAATCTTCCCCTCTGCGATCTGCTCGGCGTTTATCATGACAATGTATTCGTAATCAGCGATGTCTTTTACGGTTTTGATATTACGCACATATACCTCAAGCATATTCACTCCTTAATGACCTCAAATTCAAGGGCTTCTTTAAGATCGTCTAAAAATAGCGGAAAAATAGCACCAGATTTCATGTCTTTCTTCCACCAGATCCCTGCTTTCCCGTCTGGATATCCCCACTGAGAATACCAATAGCCGGTTGTCCCTGTTTTGGGATCATGAAATTTAATCCCTCGCAGATTAGGATTGCCCGGTAAATCCTTAATTTTCATCTTTACCCCTTTCTTTTTCATAATTATTTAATCCTCCTTTGATTTTCACTCTTTATGGCCCATCCGTGTTTTATTTTGTGATTCGCATTATCCTCAAACAAAACATACTCAAGTCCCTTCAACGATCCCCGGAGGTACGTCACCCTCATCAGGCCCTTCTCCGATAAATTCTCGTACTCGACGGAGGGCGGATACTCTTTCGGCTTCTGAAACAGGGGGCGGTAACTCTGTTCCGGCCCATTCCTTTGGATACGATATCCCTGGTCTTCCGCCGCTGTCTCGCGTTCCTCGTCCATTATTTCCTCCTACTGGTGGTTCTTCGTCCGTCCATCGTTCATTTTTTATCCATCGTTCCGGGTCCGGGATGTATCCCTCAATCCATGTCCTCCATGTCTTTTGTTTTTCAACACACTCAATAATGTGCTCCATATCTGGCATTTTTTTTCTTACTTTTTGCCACTCCCGATATGCGTTCGGCTTTTTCGCTTTTTTGGGATAGTGGTTCCAGAAAATAAGAAAATCAGTGCTGTATTCATCCCCCCTCTTTTTGGGGGGTAAAGGGGGTTTATCCGTATCCGTATCCGTATCTGTATCTGGTGCCGTTTCAGAAACGGGGTTTGAAACGTTTCTTTTTGCGTTGACTTCCCTAAATTTCTTCACCCGTTCATAAGCATTATCAGATTTGAATTGTCTTTTAGTCCAATTAGTTATTACAATATATCCTTCTTGGGATATAGTAATCAAACCCACCTTTTGAAACGTTTCAATCGCGCGTGAAAAAAGAT